GTTTCTACTCCAGTAAGGCTCGTGATGTAATAAAGGGCCTTGATGTTATTCTCGAAGGCAAGCTTGTGAATATGAGAAATCCATCGTTCGTCCTCTTCTGCTGAGAAAAACAAATTTAGAGATTGACTTTGATCAACAAAGTTCTGTCTAACTGCGCCCATGTTGATAATAGTTTCCTGATTGATCTCGAACGCAGTCTTGAACACTAATTTTTCGTCATCGGTCAGCCAATCCAAATGTTGCACTGAACCAAAGTGATCGGAAATATCAGCCACAATAGATTTCTTGTATTTTCCTCGTTCTTTCATCAGTTCTAGGAATACAGAATTGATTCTCGATACTTCACCAGCGGCGGTCATTTGAGTGTACACAATAGCAGGATCAGGATTGATTCCTTCTGAAATACCACCAAGCAACAGAGCGGTAGATTTATTTGGAGCGATTGCTGTCAAATGAGTATTTCTGATTCCCAATCCCTTACACCACTCTGGTTCTCCTAATTCTTTTGCCAACCAGATCGAAGCTTCTTTCGAGTGCCCTTCAATATGTTTGGAAATTTCAGTGTTGAGCAAAAAAGCTCGCATATCTTCGAATGGTATTCCACGCTTCTGGAATAGAGTATGTAAACCCATAGCGCCAAGTCCAACCGCTCTTCCCTTCTCCGTACATCGAACAACTTTTTCCAGCCCTTTGATTGTCTTTGCTCGTTGTAAGAAATCAGAGCAAACACAATCCAAAAATACGGTACTCCAGAAAACAGCATCAGTATCTTTCCATTCATCATACTTGGATAGATTCATTGACGATAAAACACAGGAGAATGTATGATCTTTGTCCGAGAATAGAGCGATTTCTGAACAATTATGAACAAGAATATCACTAGCAAAGAAATTGTGTGTATTCTCTACAGTAATATCATACACGGGTTCAAGATCTGTTCCACCAGAAATTGTAATACCTGCTTGATATTCAGACAAATCAGAATGTAAAAGAATATCAGTAGTTTTCAATTTAGTAGCTTTAACATATCCACGATTTACCGTATATACTTTATGATCGCTAGTACAACGAATTGTTTTGCCTGTCTGTGGGTCTGTGATTGTGTAAATTTTAGCGGCGGGATTTGTCATAGCCGCATCAGTGACTTTGTTCCAACGAACTTCCTTTGTATTGATGTCACAAGAATAAACCTTGAATTTTTCGCCCGCCTGCCATCGTGATACAAGTTCAGATAATTCAATTTCAAATTTCTTTTTATTCTGTCGTACTTTGACTTTAGTATCACCAACAAGACACAAATTCGACGCTTTTACTGTCAATCCGTTCTTCGTATAAGCATAAGGATTCTGTCTGTTCACTTCATCGATGAAGAAGAAATATCCTTTGCCTGTCAGCATCTTCATCTTCATAGCTTTCTTGAAACGACGTGTTGCTTCTTCGTCTTGATTCTGCAACTTTTCAATAAAATTGTCAGAAATATTCCAGCCCACATTAGCGTCATCGGGATTATCCTTAACATAGTCAGCAAGTTCATCGAAATCTCCATGTTCGATTGGTAAATATCCGGCCCAAGAGCCTCGGCGAATACCGCTTTGTGATACATCACGCATAATAGAAACAAAATGACGAAACACTGGCACAACTCCAGATGCTTTGCCGCCAGTCGAAATTGCGGCACCTCTTGGTCTAATGTTGCCTAGATAAGATGAAGTACCAAATCCATTCTTTGTCAATACGGCGGCTTCTAAAGCGGATTCGAACATGGAAAAAATCTCGTCTCCGACAATGCCACCGCTGCATGCAACAGGCAATCCTCGATTTGTTCCCATATTGGCTAAAACTGGTGTAGAACAAGACATCCAACCCTTCCACATCAGTTCGAAGAATTTATCATTTGCTGTCTGCTGATGTTCTTTTGGTAGATGCTTAGCCGCTATGCTGGCAATACGTTCGAACTGTTCTTTCATATTGTTAGCGTCGTACAAATATCTATCAGAAAACATCTGAAATCCAGCAGTAGTTACCCATTCTGGTAATGTGCCTTCTTCTTGCTGCTTTTTTCGTTCTTCTGATAATTTAGTATATAATGACTTCGACATTATTTTTCCTCCGAGAAAGTTTCGTAAACAAATGCTTCTTCATCCCAATTTCGAGTGTATGAGTTACCAATACCGGAAAAGGTATCATTGAACATAAATCCAGTAATGCCGTCATAGAACCAATCAGCAACAGGATTGTATTTTACATCGAACAAATTCTTATATCCAAGATTTCTCAAGCAAACATTGATTCTGGATTGAACAAAATTTCTTAGCTGTGTTTTTGTGATTCCAGAAATTTCACCATGAGAGAAAATACGATCGACTATTAGTTCTTCGTGTTTCCATAATGTTTTGGCAATAGTAATCACAGACGCTTCGAGACCTGCCGCGTCTACTTCCGATAAATTCATTTCATCTTTCAGCACAGTGAAAGTTTTGGCGCCGGCTTCAGAATGCAAATTTTCGTCCCTTGCCGAGAACGCAATTCCTCTATTCACATTTATCAATAAATTCTTCCCAACTGATTGAAAATGTTTTAGAAAGCCAAAGCTAGAATATAAAATCGCGCCTTCTACCATAGAAAAGGCAGCCATTGAAATCAAAGGATTCTGATGTTTGATCATATCACCAATAAAGGAAATATGTTCGTTTATTTCTTCATCTTCATGATATGCTAGAAAGAAATCATCATCAGATAGAGACAAAACTTCATTGAGTTTCATATAAAATGGCTTGTGAACCCCAAGCTCGAAGAAACCAAATGTAGCAGCCATTCTCTGTAGTTCTGGTCTCTGAAAGGTTCTCATATATCGGCCAAGCCAATATGCGCTGCCTGCTCTAACTTCATACAAGGTAAATAATTTCAACACTTCGATGACCGCTTCTCTTTCTGCTTCGGTCATATCAACAAGAATACAATGTTTATCTTTCTCTACATTGATTTCGGTTGCTGTCCAGAATATGTTGGCTTGTTTTTCACTAAACTCGTCAGCCCACGGATATTGTACTTCAAAAGTTTCATTCTTTGATAAAATATTAGGTATCGTCATTCATGTCCTCTTCCATTGTGCAAATTCTGCCCTGGCTCTAAGACCAGAGAATGTTCGTTTTTTTATCATATCAGACACATCTATGCCAGATAAGACCATTTCGTTTATGTCTTTCTGCTTTATGTTTCTTGGGTAGATAACCACATAATAATTTTGCTGTATCGCTCGATATACTTTCTTTGTGATAATCTTCGAATATGGTTCATTGTCAAAACAGAAAATTGGATTGATATTTAACCCTTCCACTTGACTAACTAAATCAGCACCACAAACACCTATCGCATTATCAAGAAAACAAGAGTCGATCGGGCCTTCTAATACTATGACAGGCCGATTATATTTTATTTGGTCTAAGCCAAAAATCTTTCTTGCTGATTCACTGCGTTTGATAGTGATATATTTAGCAGACGATTCTCCAATTGTTCTACCTTGTATTCCAGTAATTCTAGCAGAAGAGTCTAACATTGTCAACACAATTCTGGATTCTTTATATTTTAGCGCAGCTTTAGAAAAGGTTCCAGCACAGATTTGATTAGCTACTTTTTTGAAATCATCAGCATAGTAGAAATACTTCCAGAGTTTGTCTAGAGGTATTTTACGGTTGATCAAATATTCAGCAACCTTTCTTGGCATCTTTGACATATCTTGAAGATCATCAAAAACGCTAGAGTTTGATGAAACTACTTCTAATGTCTTTTTCATGTTGTTGAATTTCGGAACTTCGATCTCTTTTGGCTTGTTAGAATATCTGGAGCCAATTCGTTCCTTTTGGTATTCTTTGTAGAGAAGATTATCTATTCTCTTGAGTAATAATCCGAAGGGCATGGCCTCGTTACACTTGTGACAAAAGAAGTATAGACCTGTTCCTTTCTTCTTTGGCATGCAATACGCTCTAGCTTTCTTCTTGTCGGAAGTCGAATCTCCACATAACGGACACGAGAAGTTATACAGTCTAGAGTCTTTCTTTGAATAGTTTCGAAGTCTACTAGACAGCATTCCAAGGTATTTTTGGTCATTTAACATTGTCTAGAGACTACACTTGTTGTTTGCTCTTGTCAAGAACTTTGTTTAATATGTTTCTAGCCTCTAGAGTACGTCTTAAACGCTTTAGAATGTAGAATTGATACAATGGTAGTCTAAACCATTAAAATGGTGTTAGAATCTATTTTACATCATCTTGATGTTCTTGTCAAGAGAAATATTGATGAAGAAATAGCACGTTCGGAGAGCGAAGCTCGAAGTGCCGAAGGCGTAGTTCAACGTCATCAAGATACTGTCCAGATCCTTGTTCGAAGTGCACAGGTGTCCTAACTAGCAGTCCAACTGCGCTAAACCAATTCAATATGATCTAGAGCGTATCTAATTCAACCAAAGTCTAAAACCTCTCGAGCAACTCTGGCTACGCCAATATATCTAATAACTCTAAACTTCTCCTTCGCTGCGCTACGGAAGCTACGCCTTCGGCTTCGCAACGATCTATTTCTTTTTAACTTTGTTTCTATCAATCTCTATGTCTACTTAATGTACTCGAAGCATTCTAGCAGTTTCGAAACAAGAAGTCAAGAGAAAACTTCGACTCGTCTTCAACTAAATATCAACATGAATTTTGACAAACTAAATCAAGAGTCTTTTGCGATTTACGCCACTAAAAACTACGATACCCGCGCTTGCTCCAGTCTTGCTGAATATAATTCCGATTTACGAAGATTGAACAATGTCAAGAGATTGATTTTGAGACATATACGAGATCAAAATGATATTGACCCAAGATGTTTATTAAATCATATTATTATTTTGACTAATGTGTTTGGCGCTACACCTACATCGAAAATGTTGTTCTTCATCTGCCCTCCAGAGTGTCATGCTGTGCTGAAATCTGTTTTATGCTTTTTGAATGTTCTTCCAGATAGAATTGGTGAAGTAAATTTGCCAAAAATTAAAGCCGACAGATCAATCATAAATACATTGAAGGAGATTTAGAATGTCATTTGCTGGAACAGGATCGATACAATTACTCACAGCATATCGACTTGTTCGACAAATCACCAAGCCATGGGATGAATGGGACGCCTTTGAACTTGGGTTGATTGACAAAAACGGAAAGAAAATTCGTGATTCTAAAACGAAACCAGAGCAAGAGTCAATGGGGTTGATGAAAGTTTTGGCGGCCAATATCAAGAGATTAGTTCAGAGATTGCCTGGAGGCAAGTCTAAGTTTGGTTCACTAGCAGCGGCGCTGTTTTTGTTGAAAGAAGAAATGAAATTGAACGAAGAAACGATTGAATATATTATAGAAGAATTGAACATCGAAGTTCCTTATATCGCTACACCGCCAAACGCATTACAGGAAAATGTGATAATTGGTGACAAACTAATCAGAAACATAAAACGAACAGATGATACTTTCCTACATTACTGGACTGTATATGAAGGAAAAGATATAATCTCTGGAAAAAATACAAGATTCATTATGGACGAGGAAGCATAGAATGAAATCAACGGAAAAGGTTCTCACCCCAAAGGGGTACGAAAAAATAATTAAAAAATATGCGAAGTGGTTCGAAGAAGCCAAACACAGCCTTACAGATGGTAAGAAATCACTTATGATCAAGAAATTCGACGACCGTGTTATTTTGTTCGTGTCTGACCCTCAATATCTGGTTGACGCTGTATCAAAATGGAAAACCGACTTAGTTGAAACCGTTACCACTGGAGTAGCACTAGCATCACACGCCGCATCAGATGGTGTATCAAAGGCAGTATCACACGGAACAGCGTTTGGTAAACCGTTCTTCGATGTTGATTCAGAAGTATTTTCGAAGGCCCGACTTGGTAGAGCAAAACATCAACATTGGGCAAAATTCATGGGAAAGAATGATCAAGTAGATCACATTAAGAAATTTGCCAAAGAAAACGGCAATCCTGATATTTTATTACGTCACCCTGAGGGCATGTTCATGTTCGCACAGAAAGGAATGAAGAAAAATGGCTAAAGGTAGTGAGAACCAAAAAGAGACGACCGACAAATATCGGTCGTCCTATGATCGTATCTTTGGTAAATCTAAAAAGAGTTAAGCATATTCCACGCGAACATTGCCACCAGTTTCAATTACGGAAATAATACCGCCATCAAATGAGGATTTCTTACCGCCAGCAAGTTTAGCGTCTTTGAACTCACCAACTCCAGAGATTTTAGACAACACTTTTACCGCATCTTCGATAGAAACTTCGTCAGCATCGCCCATAGCAACTAGAGTGCCACCACCGCCAATTGTCCAAGCATCAGACAATTTCTGCTTTAGTGTGCGAGCAAGAATACGTTTGCCTGCCTTTGATGCCGCTTCTGTAATAAATTCGTTATATGTTTTCAATGTTTAACTCCTATGTGATAATGCTAGATGATTTAGATGCTCTTGTCAAGCAATATATTTCAACTTGTTGTCTTTTTGATGTATCTTATAACGCCATCCAAGGTAAATTCTTCGTGTTTGCCCTTCACCCCATCAAGTAATACCCAATATGTTTCGTAGTCTTCACCACTTTCGAATCGTACAAGACCAACCTTTTCGCCAGAAACAAAAATATCGATTGGTTTGCCCGGAGCGTTTCGAACCAGTTTTATCTTCCCGTGTTTTATCTCTTTCCCGAATATTTTACTTTCATTCACAAACTCGTCGAACGATTTAATACTTTCTTTCAATACTGTATATTCGTCAGCTTTCAAAACAGTAGGATAGCTTTTCGTCTTGGAGAACCCAGAATTAGTGTCGATGGTGATTTTCTCTCCATCCACTTTGATTACTTTACCTTTCTTTGTCTTGCCTTTAGATGATAACTGTTTGCTGGTGTAACTGACTGTCGATCCAACCTTCACCGACTCATACTGTGCTTTACGATCTTCTTTGTCTTGTTCGGCCTTGTCTACATCAGCTAGAATTTTCTTCTGTTCTTTCGACAGACCCTTGACATATTTCTTGATTTCTGCTGGACTCATTTTCTGAGTGTCAAAATCATATTGTGCGAGAAATTTGCCTTCTTTGTCTTTGCTGTTGATCGACTGAAATTGTTTTAATGTTTTCATTCTGTCTCCAAATTATCTTTGATCGTTTTGATAGCAAACTCAATCTGTTTCTGGAACAGACCGCGCCGATCATACAGATTATTTAGTGTTTTGACGTTTCCCACTCGATTCAAATCGACTAGATGCTTCATATCTTTGTTGGACGCATTGACTACAATATCGCCGTTGTTTTGAATAATAACATCGAAATTATATAATTTTGTAGAACCATTAACATCAACTATGCTCGGAGAACCAAAACGAAACACGAGTTCCACATTAGTAAAAGTGAGTCTAATTTCTGGCACAACATTTCGAAAAGACAAACCAAGTTTTGCTGTGATCTGTTTTAGATTGAAAATCAATTTCTTCTGATCGATCTGCTCTACGTCCAGTTTATCTTCAGCGATCACCCTCTGCCAACGATTCATTTATCTACCTTCGTCTGTAATTTGTTGCGTTTTAGCACATTTACAGCTTGCTCGACATCCTTTTTATTTACTTTTATAGCCCATGCGGATTCAGAACCACCAAACAGTATTTTATTTTTCTTCAAGTCTGCTTTAGCTTTCTTCAAATGAGTAGTATGAAGTTTTGTTCCTTGCTCAGAATCCATATCCATTGTACGAATGTCAACAAAGGCATCTACTTTTTCTTTTATGATTCGTTTGATTGTATCAAAACTCATTTGATCAATCCTCTCAATTTGTCCCATTCATCCCATACTTCTTTTGGCATCATAGTCTTAAATTTTGCTTCGTCGTCTGCCTTGATAGAATCTCTAACTTGTGTTGCTGACGTATATCTCTTCGTCTTTATGAAGTCTACCATGAACTGCTTGTTCTTGTCAAGTTTTTTATTTATAGAATCTAACTGTTTCTTATATCCCGCGATTCGATCTTCACCGGCATAAACTTTTACTACTTCGTTGTTGGTTGCTTCGCGCAAGGAAGAAATTATTTCTGGCAAATATCCGTTGGTTGCTACAATGACACGCAAGCCGGGAATCATTTTTCGTAGTAACACTGTTTGATATTTTGTATCTAGTGGATTTCTTTTCTTGTCAGCGCTTGATAATTTCCCTTTCACTAGAACAACAATAGGATTTTTCATCGCTTTGATGATTTTCAAATGACCTAAATGTGGCGGCTGTAATCGTCCAAGAAATAATTCTACTGGTTTTGATCGTTTTTCTGGAACAGCATCAGCAGACCACGCTTCTTCTATTGTCGATAAATCTGAAGGGCTTGTTCTATAATACCAATCAGAAAAGGATTCAAAATAATCTATCATTTACTTATCAACACCTTGAATAATAATACCAGAACCGCTGCCGGGTTGATAAATCTCTTTGATTTTCTTCATGCCGTTTTCTTTGAATATATCTGTGATTGATCGTTTCTTATCGTCTGGTATGAACTTAGATACGGTTACATTGACTTGCATGGTATCACCAGACAAGCCAAAATGATTGAATCTTGAGCCTTTGTAAACTTTCGATATGTCTCGAACCATTTTGTTATATGTTTTAAACTGGTCTGAGGATAGCGACATTTAGATTACGTCCTTCGAACTCTTCGTTTTATACAGCTTGATCGCTGGAAATCTTCCCTTCTGTTGCTTTGTGATTTCCTTAAAATGAGACACTAAAACTTTTTCGTCTGCTTTATCGTCGGTGATATAAAGTAACTCACCTTGTTGTCCGATGAAATCCGGCCATAACTGAAACTGATTACAGAGTCGCCTTTGCTCATCTTAGCACCAATTACGGCTTGAAGGTATCGTTTTGTCTTATCGACATTATATCCCATCTTTTCAAATTTAGCAATTGTGATTTTTGGTGTGATTTTCATACTTTCAATTCCTTGTTGCTTGTGCCAAAGTTTGACTTTCTCATTATAGTTTTCGAAATTATTTCAATCATACCTTTATTTAGTTTGATTACAAAAGGTATATTTATCTTTGATTTAATTGATTTGAACACAGCTTCGAACTTATCTGGCTCTTGTGTTAGAACAACACCAAACTTTTTATGTACTTTCTGGAACAGAGCATTAAGTTCGTCAATAGAAATGGTTTTACCATTCCGCTTGTCGTGAAGTCTATCAAAAAAATGTTTCGAAAATTCAATGTCGATCTTAAGATGTTTGAACAGTGCGTCGAGATGTTTTTCTAACTTATCTAATTGTGCTGCCGTGATTGGTGTCTGAGCAACCTTTTTATTTTTCAACGCTGCCAATTTCTCTGCGGCTAAATTAGAACGCTCTATCAGAAAATCTTTGAAATTCAGCATTACGAAATGTACAGGTTCAATTCAAAACGACCTTCGTCACCATACACCTGAGCATGTAATTTTTTCTTCTGCAATTTGTTGTTTTTGTAGAGATCGAAATGAAATTTGTTAGTCCTACCATGATTGGGTCTCTTTGGCCCCATGCCTACTTTGGTTGCCATCTGATCACCAATCATAGTAGGATCAGAGGTATCATCGAAAGTATATCCATATTTTTCGCCATATTTTTCAATTTCTTTGATTGCTGCAGAATACGAAGAAAAGTAAACCTGATAGTCTGATTTCTTTTCATTCATTATCTTTTTGATTGTACTATAAGATGCCACTAAAAATCTCCTGTTGATTTAGTCTTCGCTAGTCTTTCTAAACGACGCCACTAAAAATCTCCTGTTGATTTATTTAGCCTTTTCTGTTCTTCAAACACTCTGAGCACACAAGCAATTTTCTCGTCCGACAATTCTCGATATCGAATAATCGCTTGCTCGGCATCTTTGACTGTTTTTGGTGGTGGTTGTCGACTTAGGTATTCTACAAAATCATTATATTTGCCAACATTGATAGAAACAGTAGAAACGCAAACATCGTTTTCCCATATTTCTATGTCGTCGTACCAATCGTCGTAAATAGGTTTAAATTCAATCATTTCTGTTCCCACAACGCACGAAGTCGTTCGACCAGATTCATCTTCTCAAACTCTTCAATATATTCACACGCTTGTTCGATTGTCTCTGGTTTCTTGCGTTCAACATAATATATAATTTCGTCATATAGTTGAACGGCAAGATATTCTATTGTTTTCTTCCCATCCGATATTTTTATACCTGTATATGGGTCTGGGTTAAACTCTTCAAATTTAATCATCATGTCTCCTTCAATAACAAAAGTCTAGACTCTTTCGATGATCTTGTCAAGCATTAAATTGAACTACCATGATGTTTACCTAAAATAACGCCGAAAGATGTTCTTAGCGCTTCGACTGCCGATCTTGGAATGTTTGCTATCACCCAATTAAAAAGTTGTGTGGCAAATGGCATCACATTTACTCCAAGTGGCTTTCCTGCTTTTTTGACATGAATACGGGAAAACGATTTAACTACAGCTTTCTCTTTTTCAAAGGATCCATTTGTTCGCGCATTTCTCTTCTCGAAAGCCCCGGCGCCATAAATTCGATCATACTTTTCTTGATCGACCTTTGCTGCTGATATCTGATTAGTAGAATCGTTATAAAGTTCTGGCGTGTTCCTAAGGTTCCCGTCGCCGTGCTTCCAGAATATCGTATTTTCTCTATTGTTTAGAATAACCCAGATTGCTCCGTCAATCCCGCGAGGAACTTGACCCGCCATTAGTTCTGTTAGAGTGTTTGCTGCTCCTCGATGTGTCATTAACATAATATCTTCAGGAACGACTCGTTCTCTTGCTTTATTTTGTTCGATGGCGATCTTATAATCGGTCAATACCCATACAAGATGAATATTTTTTTCTTCATATCCCATATCTAGACATTGTTGAACTATCGCTTTGACTGATGATCTCGATTTCGAAGTCATATCAAATACAATATTTGGTTTATGATCTGAGTTTGTTGGAATAGACTGTTTGAGCAAATCTATGGATTTCTTCTTCCAACCAATAATATCAACAATGATATGTAGGGTCAAAACGTGATCTGGTTCTTTTAGAATAAGATTCTCTAATTTGTAGTGGTTTTGTGCCAACACTTTCGACACAATTTTCGCTTGATTTGGTAAAATTTCAGTCTTGTCTGCTGATTTCCATAACTGTTCTATATTGATTTTACCAAGTGATGATATTTTCTGTAAAAGACGTTTGATTTCATCCACGTCACGAACTTTATAATTTGACACATCGATGAAATTTGAGAGTGCGAATCCTTTTCCGCTTCCAGCACCCCCAGAAAGTACAAGCGCCTGATTATATTTCTTAGAATTGTTCAAAACAATCAGACGTTCATCTAGTCGTTCTTGTTCGTCTATCCAATTAGTGAACGATTCGATTTTTTTTTCTTCTTGCTCCTGTAGTGCCAACATGAACATTGTTTTTACTTCGCGTTTGTGATCACCGTACATTGAAGCAATTTTGTCTGCTTTCTTCTCGAATTTTCTTCGAGTTTCCGCACCGGGATTCTTGGCAAATTCCTTTTTGAATCGTTTTAGTTCTCTTGAAATTTCAATTGTTGTTTTGAATTTCGTTACGATTTTATCGATGATGTTTGATAGCATAGATTCGTTCATGGTTTACCCGCCAACCTTTAGATGTACAGAAGAAAATTTATTGAGTTTGAATCCAGCACGACCCAAATTTTGTAAATTGTTTTTGCCTGCCGAGTAAATTTTTTGCGCGTATCTTAGCATGACATAGACATAAGTTAATTTCATTTCGTCCGAAGATTTCAGAGCTTCCAAATTCTTGACTTTCATAAATCCAAGTTTTTCGACTTCGTTTGCCATTGATACAACATGATCGTAGTCTATGTCAAAACTTACCGAATCTGATCCTGATGTTTTAATAAATCTAGTGGGAATAGCACCAAGAAATTCACTACTGTTTTTTAGTTTGCCTTCGAAGAATATTCTAATATCTGATTTCTTCGTAATCGTTTTGGCTTTTGCTCTGGCTCTAATCATAAATCTTTCTGGATATCCACTTGTTTCTATATCCCAATATGTATTGCTGACGTTGTATATAGATTCTTTGAATGACAAATCGAACGGTTTGGCTTTGGATATATCAATTACTTTTGCTTGAGCGGAATGGAGCATTTTCTTAAGGGAAACACCAATAAGAGTTTTATCATCGAAAAACTCTTTCATTTTCACATTAAAATCTAACACGGATGGGGCCGCATCAAGTTCTGCTAATATTTTGCTTTCTTTGCCTGTATCAACAATCCAGATATCTGCTGGGTTCCAATTATCATCCGATTCTTTGAATCCGTGATTTCGTTTTAGTAAACTATATGCTTTCTTGCCTATAGAAGAACTCGAACTGTCTAGATCAATTCTCATTGAACTTTTTAAATGTATAAATTTTGTAATAGCGTCTGCTTGATTTACAAAGCTACTATACCATTTATCGTCAAAGTTGAAACCAACAATTTCGCTTACTTCTTTCTTAGAAGGGTACCTACCATTGTAGATGAAATGTTCTAGGAACTTGATAGTTCCGGTTTCTTGCTGTGCGGTAGTTGGTGAACTCTGCTCTTTCTCTCCATCAAAATAAAATCCTCGACCAGACGACAGACGAAACTTCACTTTGCTGCCGTTTGTACTTGATACAACATATTCATCATCCCCTTTCTGAGAAGCAATGTCAAAAATATTCATGCTGCGTTTGATATGGGCTAAAATTGATTTATCTGTCACCGCAATCACAGTCATAGAGTCTTTGTTGTATGCCGCGGCTTTCCCTGTTGGAGCTGGTAGATGAATTTCGTCACTGTATTCTGGATTAGATTTGACGAAATTCATCAGTCTTAGAATAATCGTTTTTTTGCCTATGTTCTTCATCGATGATAATTTGAACTTTTCTACGCGTAACTTTGCTGAATTTGCCTCATTGATTATTTCAATTATTTTGTCGTATCTCATTCAGCAATTCCATCCATATATTAAATCTTGTTTTTTCTTACCGGTTTGTTGTCCGAGTTGTTGTTTCAAATCTTCAACAAAATCACAGTCTCTTAGTCCGTAGTATTTAGCGTCTTTGTACATTTGAGGGCTAATATTGAAACAAACTTTACCGCCACCTTCTTCAATGTTGTCAACACATTTATTCCACAGCGGTAATAGAAACTCGACATAGAACGCTTCGTCGTTGTTCCATTTAGTCATATGTTCGTAGACTTCCATGTTGATATATGGTGGGCTAGTTAGAACAAAATCATATTTAATCTTAGAAAAATCAACATCTAAACATGAATCCCATATCATTTTCACGCAAGACGTATTTATTATTGTCGGATAATTTGCCAGCGCGGTCAGCATCTCATAATATGAGTGAACCATTCCGATGTTTGTATCAATGCCAGTATAGTCAATACCTAACGCCCACGCGCCAAGCATCCTACCTCCCCAACCAGCCGTTGGATCAAGAACTTTCTTTGCTCCATATTTTTGGTAGATATATTTTGCGGTTGTTGATTTGAACATCACAACAGAGCCCGTGTTGATGCGGAAGCATTCGAATATATTTCCTGCAGCCGTCCGTCCACCGCGATTTCGCTTTCTGGTGTCTGAGATCAATTTTGCTCTTTGTTCTTCATCATTCCAAACATCAAACAAAGTTTTGCCTTTGTCACGATGGCATTTCAGCAAGTTTTCTAGCTGATAGTGATAGAGAGTAGGATTGCCATAGAAATTGTTCCTATTTTCTGTGGCATCAAACTCTAGCAACTTGGTTAGATCATGATTGATCTGATCTGATGATAGTTTCTTATGATCAAGAATATCTTGAAGCGTGACGTTGTGTAGTGACTCATTTACAGGTTTTAACATATTTCAATGCTACGCTCTTAATCTGTACTTGTCAAGAACTTTATTTAATACAATTCTAGCCCCTAGAGTATGTCTAGAAACAATTTGAATTTCTTTTTGATACCAACATACTGGAAACAAACTAAAATGGCTTAGAGCTGCCATAAGATGGAATTTATTTGGTTCAGTGGAGCGAAAGCGCCGGTGAGTTTCAAAAGTATATCTTCGCCGCCCTTTCGTACGAAAAAAGTGATCCCTTCCGACGGAACGATACGCTCAATTCCAATCCTATCTAATCGCGCCAACTCTGATCGAAGTTTAGCAATTGCTGCTTCGTTTCCAGATGCTTCGATCTTGGCAATAGCATCTTTCAAGTTCTTAGTCATGACACTAGATGAAAATTCTGGATTGACTGACATAAATTCTGTCATCCCTTCCATCACTCTAGCACCAACTTGTAGAAAAATATCTTCAATTGGTTGATCAGCATTCTTAGCCAATTTTGTATGGTTTTTATCCATTGCTCGAATGTCTGATCCTAGCTTGGACATCTTAGCAATCTGAACAATTGACGGTCGCTTGATGAAATGTGCCCATCTGTTAATGAGTAATTCTTCAACATCTTTTTCCAGACCAGTAAGATTTCGAGTAATCTGTTCTCGCCAATATGATTCTTTATATTCAGAAATTGTCGCGGAATTCGATAATCCATAACGTGATCTTACCTTTCGTAAATCGGAAGTAAATTTCTTTTTCAATTGTGCGAAGTTTGGTAATTTTTTCAAAGCTAATTGTTTGATTGCTTTTACTTCAAACGTATTCTGTGCTGTGGCTCTAACTTGTTGTAACATACCAGACAGAATTCTAGCATCTTCTATATTAAACTGAGAAATAGGTTTCCCTGCTTCATCATATTCAAGTGTTCCTTGTAGAACAATTGTATCGTTTCCATAGTGAACAACATTAGGATTCGCAGAATGTTGTACTTCTACGCTCATGAATTTCTTGCCGTTCATGAAAATCTTTTCCTGTTGCTTAGCAGTAAGATTAGAAATCGCTTTGGATATATCACCAACAGCATCAGAAAATGCCGTTTCTATAGTTCCGCGTCCAGCAAACATACTTTTGGTTGCTGATACTGTCATAGAATTTTTACCAAAGTTTTTAATATGGCTACCATTGCGGGCAGCGCGGAACTCCCCATCAATCCAGGAGATCAATAAATTTTGGCCGTCGTTTTTTTCCTTTGTTTTCAACAACTTGCCCGATAAGGCGTTGGATATGATTGTCTCTAAATCAGAAAATTGAAAAGTATCAACGTCCTTTACGTTCTGCAAATGGCCGAAAACTTTTTATAGATCCATTTTATTATATAATTTCATATAGCTCCACCTTCGTCTAATTCGGTTTCGCCTTCACGACGATGATTGGTAGTGATAAATTTCTTAAATGATAACATATTATTTGAACCTCATATTTTTGCCTAGTAGTTTTTCACGTGCCATACGTTTTAGTATCAATTTCTTCCATGTCTTTTGATCTTTTTTTGATAGTCTAATCCAAATTGCTCGATACAAAGAATTATCTCTGGATAGCATTTCTTCAAATGATAAACTATCCCATACTGCTTGCGAGATTTTACGTTTCATTTGTGCTATCTGATGAATTTGCGCATCACGTTCAAAATCAGTCAGTGCTACATTATCTAATCCCTGTAAAACCTCTATAGATACGTTTTTACCCTTCGCGTTCATCAATTTTGTCATTATATTATTGTTATTTTTTGTGTCATTCAGCCAATGGGACAATTCATGAGCAATAGAATTCTTGATCTTCTCGCCACGAAAATCTTCTCGAAACGAACGCTCTTCTTTCGGATTCATCATCATATTGGAAAAAACATCTTCTGCGCTTCTGTCTTTGTCTGCCTGTTCCAACACATTTGAAAATCTTTGAACATAATCGGCAAACTGAGACATCTTGATCAAAATTTGTGAAGATACTGGATTATATGAATTGTTCTGACCTTCTATCGTAATAGTTACGGGCTTAATAAGATTAGCCACAGTAATTGCTTTGTTGTTAGACAATTTTGCCAATCTTTTAGATGTGAAAGTTCTTGATGATGGCCTTCGTGGTATTGTATCCCCGCCATGCAATTTCGACAATTTCTTGAAATAATCAGCATAGTACGTGTCGAAAATATGATCAACAGCAGAATTTATGTCAAAAATTGCTTCATTTAAATATTCTGAGAAGGAAATCATGTCAGTATTTAGCAAGATTAGATTTCAAACCCATCGAATTTATCAACTTTGACCGCATTGAATTCTGGAGGCATGGTCTTTGGTGGTATCATTGATTGGTTTTGTTGTAACTGATGCGCAACATTATTTTCCAACTCCATAAGACGCATCTTTGGCCTATCAATTCCCATCAAACCCGGCTTCATTGCGCTAAGATCAGCAAATCTTGTTTTCAAACATTTGAACAAAACTTGATCTTGTGCTGCTAGTTGATCTGTCGAAATCATTCCTATGAATAAATCCAACGTCATTGCGATACCAAAACTTTCAGACACATCAGTCATTGATAAATCAGAGGCCGAACTTCCTTCGCGATTTGTTTGAGTCGCGGTAATAATGGCAACATCTAATTCGATAGCCAGCCCTCGAAGTTCCTCCGCTATACTTTTACATAGCACATATGTATTTTCCCCACCACGAACTCTAGCTGATGCACAGATATTTAAGTAATCGACAAAAATGATGTCTGGATGAAATTTCTTCTTGAGTTTCAGCTCTTGAATAAGATGACGGAAGTGCCCAACATGTGCGGCTGCCGTTGGATATTCCTTTACCACAAAATTCCCTACTGTATTCTTACGAAGTTTATCTATTTTCTTGGTGTATGTTTCTCTCGGCAACGTCAGCAAATCGTCAAGACTGGTATTTAACAAATTTGCATCAATACGTTCCGAAATTCTTTCTTCTGCCATTTCCATCGTGATATACAAAACATTTTTGCCTGCCATCGTGAATCCTGCTGCCATATGGCACATGGCGAGAGATTTACCTACGCCAGAACCCGCAAGCACCGCAGTTAGAGTTTTTGGTGGTATTCCTCCTCCGGAAACTTTATTGAACCAATCCAGATCAAATTTGATTCGTGCTTCGTCCCGGTGCATAAAATCCCACCGATCTGCGGCATCATCGAAATAATCATGTCCAATATGAGTATCAAAAGTAACAGCCAGTGCGTCTGATAGAATACTTGGAATAGCATTTTTATCGCGCTTCTTATCTTGGCCGTCGATGATACCAATAGCATCAGTAACAGCCAAATATAATGCTCTATCCTTACAATACTGTTCTGTAGTATCAGCTAACCATTTTGGGTCTGCCTTATCATCAGAAGCATGTTGTGATACTTCTAAAAGTGATTTCTGAACCCCATCTAACAAATCAGCATCAATATCTGTTCGCACTTCTACTTCGAGATATAATGCTTCTTTGGTTGGAATAGAATTATACTTGGTAAGATAATCAACATATTCTTCGAAGACAATTTTCTTGTATCTGTCCTCAAAATATTCTACCTTTAGAAAAGGTGATACCTTTCGTGCGTATTCTTCGTTGTTGATTAAATTTGTGAGTATTAATGATTCTATCGAAAGCTGATCATCAATCGTCGGCATTTTCATCCTTCAAATCATCAGCAAGTTCTGCCATCAATTTTGCGATGATCAAAGTTAGACTTTCTTTGAACTTGTCAATATCTTCTGGATAATCATACTCGTTTGACAATTTATATTCTACGATCAAATTATCTTCTTCGAAATAAACTTCATCAATTTTAGCTAATGTGTTGTCGATAATGATTCCAGTGTTTTGTCCGTCCACATTTACTCGGCCGGTATCGTCAAGCAAAACGATTTCATATTCTAGACTACTCATTTGATTCTTCCTCTTGTGTTAGATTATTTGTTGATAGTTTGAATTTTCTGGATACCGCTTGCGGGAAATCTGTTTTCTGTAAAATTGGCATCCAGAATTCTGCGCTGTGCGTATTCTTCTCTCGATACTTTACGTCATCGATGTTTGGCCGGACATACCAACCGTTAGAGGGCTTGGTTACGTGACCTGTAGCTAGAGCCACATCAAGCAATCCTGTCCATTTGTCAATGCCGTCTTCGAAACTTGCGATAAACGCAAACTTAGAACCCTCGATTACATTTCTCGATTTGTGTATATTGATTGTAAATTTGAACCCAGACAATTCCTTTCCTATTTTTCTTTTGCTTTTCCAATGACAAAAATCTGGTTTGCGGCATATGTAACGGCACTGCCACCCGGAATAATAGTTTTTGGAAACATTCCAATCTCTTTATACACATGGTTTACTAAGAAACACGGAATATCTTTCATTGTTAGGTGTGGAGTAATTATACGCAAAAGCGAACGTATAGCCTTAGCCCTTGTCATATCCGCGACGGACTTTTCATCTTGTGCGTCTTCCACCTCTTTCTTTGATGCTAAATTGCCAAGAGAATCGACCATGATAAACACCTTGTCGTTTTTTTTGATTTCTTTTAATCTCGCAACAAGGTCGAATTTTAGCTGTTCGACATGCTCAACCGGAATATGAATAATTCTGCTGCCATCAAGACCGATGGATTTGATATAGTCTGGGGTCACTCCAAATTCACAGTCGTAAAACAGGCAAACGGATTCTGGATATTTGTTCTGATATGCCTTTAGACAATACAACATCAACAAAGTTTTGAACGTCTTTGATTCTCCACTCAATACTGTAAGACCTGTGCTTACACCGCCATCAATTTCACCAGAAAACGCTATGTTGACTATTGGCAGGGTGGTTTGAAATGTATCTTTTTCGTTAAATATTACCGACGTATCTAATGTCGATATTTTCCCAATTGCTCCGGGTTTTAGTAAATTATCTATCAGCCCCATTCTTTCTCCTCAGAATTTCCCATAGTTTCTTCAAAATATTCAATTATTTTCTTCATGTTTTCTTCATTCGAAATGTATGTATAAATTTGTGCTGCGACGGCAACATTGATCGGAATGGTAGAATTTTCATCTTCTACGATTTCTTTAGGCGCGTGAACAGCTAGCCCGTAGCTATTATCATTTTCTGGCGAAAATACAAGCACGGCATCTTTCAAGCCTATTTTAATGTCTGCGAATTGTTTGTCTGACATGTGATCTCCTTTTGAATGATTCTACGCGAATCTTAAGGAGAAGTCAAGAATTATTTTTTGCTTAGATTGTTCAGCCTGTTCTTGTATCGTTCTAGTAGAGCTTTGTCGATAGCTTTCTGATCAGCGCCTGCAGTTTTCATTTGAAGAACCATGATGGAATCTTCTAGAGATTGCCTACGGTCAAATTGAATTGAATTTTTTAATTCTGTTATTTGTGGAGTTTGATTGAATCTAGCATCGGCGGCCCAGACAGTTGATACTAAAATTCCAAGAATTGTCATAACCCCAGCAACGGCCTTTAGAGGATTTTTTCGGATATACCCAAAAGTTGCTGCTTCTGTTTTAGTTTCTTCTGTCATTTGATGCTCCTAAAAGGTAAGAAACTCAGAGGCACGTCGACGCGATTATCAAAGCTGTCGCTAACGAGAAGGACTCCGGAATCTACTTCTCGAACTCTATCGGCATGAGTTTCAGCGCATTTTGCTCCAAGGCTCTGGAGGAGGTTACCTGAGCTGGGTTGCGCTACACCACGTGTTTGACTGTAATTAAATGCGGGCGCTGGTGTATTTGGAACGCACGACTGAAAATACAGAAAGGTGAAAATTACTAAGAGAAACAAAACAAAACGATTTGTGTATGAGCCTACCGCATTACCAATACCATCCTGCATCTTTGATAAATCTTGGTTCAGCGTATTTTTCAAATGTTTCATTTTTGATAGCATTCCTTAAATATTGCTTTTGTTTTGTCCTTAGTGTTTTATTTAGCATCCGGCGATACCACTTCTGGGCATTTCTCATGGTTTCGTATGAGTCTGAATGAAATCTTGCTTTTTGTTTCCGTTCATGTTCTTTGGTTAGAACAATATATTTTCCACGTGCTCCTGATCCAGGTTTGATGTAAAATGTATTTCTAAACAGTCGAAATTCTATACGTGTTTCGCCAGCATAATCGTCGAATTCGTATAGACCAGACTTGTATGTTTTTCTTCTAATTGTTCTAGACATTTTGTGGTGTCCTCCTATGTTAAGTTACAACACGAGAGCAATCTCCACCGGTTCTTTTTAGTTTCAAATTTTCTTTTCGCAAGAATTCTATTTCTTCTTCGAGATTGGCTATAACGTCATCCTTTTTGTCGATTTCGTCGTCATGTTTTTCTATTGTACATTTTTGACTCTCGGCTACGTTTTCCAATTCTGCGATATCTTCTTCGTATTTTTCTAGTCTTCAACTTCCTCAATCAGTCGATCCAATCTTTCTGCCAGTTCGAACTCTAGAGAATCTACATCTTCCCATAGCCCGATGACGATTAATTCTTCATCTGTGTATCGAGTATAATTCATTTCTGTGCTCCTGACAAATAAACCCACGCCTTGTGATATTTTTCCATTCGTTCCAAATCTTGTTTCGATATGCCTTTCAATCGAGTAATGTCGGAATTATCTCGAAGGTCTTGAAGTTTTACCAATCGAGCATCAGAATTACACGCGCAACGCTCAATGAATGTCTCGTATGATTCTCCAGGGCGCCTACTCATAGCAACAACACCAACAACAACCCGCTCAGGAAATCCTTGCTCTCGTAAATCTTGTTCTGTCAAATCCGAATCTTCTACCGTGTCGTGTAGAACAGCGATGGCACAGAGTTCTTTGTCTGTTGAATTTAGTCCGTTCATGACTCGAAGCGGATGAAGAATATAAGCATATCCACCCTTATCTTTCTGCCCCTCGTGTATTTTTGCTGCTAGCGCAATAGCCTTGCCTAACATTACAAATACCTCACAGAATCATTTTCTAGTGTGTACAAACTCGAATCAACTGGAAGTTTCTCTGATGACACCAGAGTCACAACATCATCGAACCAGTGATTGAACTCACGCAGTAAATCTTCATACCCGCCGGATTCCATCTTGTAAAGTATTTCGTCTGTATTATATCCCAACTGTTCTGACAAACTTTCAGCAACACTTAGAATGTAATAAGCATTACCTTTTGGGCCACCTATGTCTAATTTGTTTTTCATAATATAATCTCCTTTTGTTTTTCTCTTTCAATACAATAAGTCTAAACTATTTTGACGCTGTTGTCAAGCGCTAATGTCGAAATTTGTGAATTAGTGTGCCGATAATTGCTGTAATGAATTGTGTATTGGCTCTAGACGGCCAAGGAAACCCGCCAGTTAAAGTGCCAGCCAAAAGCAGGCCGATCATGGTGATTCCATTCGCTCCAGAGAATATGTTGGATAATGAAAAACTTCCAGACATAGCAGCTATAAGTTGTGACATATCGAAGTCTGTGGACACATCACCAGAAAATGCTACATGAAACCATACATACGCCAGCAATCCAGCCACCACAAATCCTGCCATTCTTCGCGTCTTAGGATGAGTTTTCAAGAAATCGTCTAATTCGATCAGCTTCTTGTCTGTCCATTTCACTACGGGATTTTTTGCCAAATATTCAGATACAACTTTGATCAGTGTGCCGTATGCTTTGTAACCAGTTTTGAGAAGTTGAATCAACTTGTCGAACGACCATTTAATCTTGGTGAAGAAAGAAAACACTTTTCTATTTTTGAAAGTTGCCACGACATCAGACAATTTGTTTCCTGTCTTATCAGCAACCCTTTTGACAAATTCGATTTTCTTTTTCATTGCGCCGGATAGTCTATCTAGCACTCCTTCATCTAAAGCATCGAAGTCCAGTGCACAAAATTCTTTGTATTCTCGTTCTACCAGAAATTCATTCAAAGTCAGCATTTAATTATTTAGCTTCATGATAGTTCAGCTAACAATGTAATTGAACACCACCTGTCCCGGTTTAATTTTGGGGAATTTTTTAATCATATCTGCTACGCCTTCCATCCTTGCTTGCGCGCCAACATATCGATTAGCTTCGCCCATGTTCTGAGTCATCCCCTGCGGGTGTCGATCACAGTAAAACAAATTATGTAATTTTGGATGAGCGAAAACGCACGGTGTTGTTTCTAAATTTACGTTCATCTTTTCTCCACAAAAGCTTTCTTAAGCCAGTTCATTAATGGGTATTCTTTCTTCTGTGGACAACCTTCTCGATCGCATCGACGTGTCACAGCTTTACCGTTCTCTGGTTCCACCCATCCACAAAGTTTACATGAATCGTGACTCATTTCTTCTCCATGCGTTCTACGATTTTGTCCAGCTCTTTTTCGCGCCAAACTTTACACTTATGTTTCGGCATCAGATTTTCACGAATGAACGCCCCACAATTTTCACACTTGATTCTTTTTGTTGTTGATAATTTTTTCATAATATAATCTCCTTAACTTCTTTCAATACAATAAGTCTAAACTATTTCTTTGATCTTGTCAAGCACTTTGTTTCCTGGCCTTTCACCAGTGATTAGTTTGTCTAACCGTTGAAGCTTGTTCTTTGAACGCTTCTTTCCCTTTCAATACAATAAGTCTAAACTATTTTGACGCTCTTGTCAAGCGATATTTTCTAGTGTTGAAGGATGATTGGTTGCGACTGCCAGCATTTTTGTTGAATAGACGAAATATCTAATATTAGATTCAGTTGACATTTTTAATGCGTGAATTTTTGTAAGTGTGGATCCCAATAGTGCCAGGGAACAATGTCGCTCTACTGCTTACAACTAAAAATAGTTCTGATGGAGCACCCGATGCATCCGCCATGTTCATTTCTCCTTCGTTGTTGGTTCTTTTGCTAAATCGAACACGCAGATTGTCCACTCTTCTTAGACCATTCTACAACACCACGCTTTCCGGAAATTTCTAAATCTGAAAAATTGATCAAATGTTCGCCAACTTCTTCAAACACGAATGGCCGTCCGTTCACTTTTGAGAAAAACTCACCTTTCTTACCGAACATCGTTTTGCCAAGCTTCTTGATAACTCCGATCTTTCCATGACCCGGATATCCACTTTCACATTTATTTGTCGAAATTAGAAAATATCCCGTGTTTGAATTTTCTTGAAATGTGATAGAATCTTGGTCGAACTCTGTTCCGAGTTTGATTAGATTAGTGCGTAGCTTGCCGTCGTCGTCCAAATCAACCACCAAGAAGGACTCCTCTGACACTTCGATTTCCTTTGATGAACCATAATTTTCGATATATGTTCCTTTGATTTTGGTAATAGAATATCCGAGTTTGAGAAGTTTTGCTCTAAGCACAACATTTCGGGATTTATTCTCGTTCTTCGTATAAACTTCACCAGTACCACAGTCACGAGCATATCTGTATGCTGTAATAGTCCCAACAGAATGCTTTCTGGTCTGATTCCATACACGTGACAACGAACTTTCTTCAAGAAAATCCGAATAATCATCAATAAGAAACAGGGTTTCAACCAGCTTCTTCCCGTCCAATAGCTCGCCATCAGCTATTTCTTTGACAGTATAATCTTGATTAGTCTGTCTGGATTTCACAGCAGTAAATTTCACGGGTTGATATTGGTCGAGATTACGAACAGCGGGATATTTACCAGCAATCAAATTCTGACAAAATTCAGTAATTACATTGCGAACACGCTTGTCAAGTTTAGCGATAGTGATAGACCAGTGAGTTCTAGGATATAATCGAACTCTAATCCATCCTCGACTGATAGCTTCATCGATGATTTCTCGTCGCGCTTTGCCTTCAGCCCCAAAATGTTCATCGTATTTCACATAAGTTTCTTTCAATTGCGCTAGAGTGAAACCAAACACTTTAGGGTTCGCAATGATAGAAATAATATGATTATCTCTCGATTCTGTAAATTTTCCTTTCTTATCTATCCAATATGCTGGCATTACCACTCCTCTTCAAAGTTTTCGTTCTCTAAGAAGTCGTTTCGCGTCTCTAGAACATGATCTATTTTCTCTACGATTTCTTCCATCGTATCAGAAGAACCAACAATATACCTAGACAATTCCTGTTCTAACCATGCGATGTATTCTTTTTGTGACATTAGTTATTCTCCTAATAATCGTTGTTTTCATTTAATAATCAGCGTCATGCCGGGATTCGAACCCAAATCTCTAACCTCATGGCAAGTGTTTTGTCCTCTAATTAAACTACAGACGCTAATGACAGTTTGACCCCACATCGAACCATCATTCCCATAACCTGACGGGATAGGGCACATCTCAACTCCAATCAACCTCTCGATGTGCGGACTGAGATTGACTTTTGCACTGCACCTAAGCAGTCGATCTGGTTCGCTGAACAACTATGGGATAAACTGTTGTCCAAGCGTATCGGGAGAATCAACAAAACTGCGACCAATACGGGATTTTACCGTGCTTTATTCGCTCGATTTGGCCATCGAGCAGCCCTTGCTTTTGTGACACATTCACTACCGAAGTTCCGTTCAGTCCGCACACTTTGCGATTACCGTCACTACTTCCTTCGTCTGAAATGAGTGTACTTGAGGAATCGAACCACCATCAGCGGGCACGCCTGTTCACCTGAACAATTTTCACCCTTTCAATACAATAAGTCTAAACTATTTCTTTGATCTTGTCAAGCACTTTGTTTCGCACTCTAACATTTTGTTTGTTACTGTTCAAAATATGTGTTAGTTTACGTTTCTTCATCTACGCGTAGTTATTCGCTGGCAATTCGCAATTTTGTAAACCACAAGTTTACATTCTTACGCTTTCACAAACTTCTAGGTGACGCTGCTCATTCGTGTGAACTCTTCGGCCTTTCCTATCCAACTTTTTGTATGCTTTACAGATTCAAAAACAAAAGTGTTGGCTTTCTTATTGTTATGAAGCCGTGTATAATAGTCACCAATCTTGCCTGGACTCAATTTACCTTTCAGTGCCGTTTTTGTGTTATCTTTGTTCAAAAAGTATGAAATGGAACTGTCTCCTTTGCCTTCCTTCACAATGATAGCGTCTTGGTTGTATCTATTTGCTAAAGCATGCGCTAGAGAAATCAACTTGTTTGATTTCTCCCTTTCGGCAATGGCAAAAATGGATTCTTCTTTCGCCTTCGCTTCGTCTGAATCTCCTTTATTTTCGATGAAATGACCTTCAACAAAGAAGTACCCAAATCCAGCATTTTGTAATTTGGCGGCGATATATTTGTTTCCTTTGATCACATCAGTGTCAAGCATGCCTTCTCTTGACGAAGTTAGAACAACGACAGTTCGATCATCGTTTTTGAAATGCTGCCATACTCTGGACAACGACGATTCATTAAACGACTTCATATTTCTCCTATGTTCTGGTGGGGTTCTAAGAACCCCATAATGGTGAAGGTGAGGGGATTTGCACCCCTGTATCGAGCATCGTCAATTAAAGCTTTCTACACACTTAGACATATTTTATAACCTTTGACCACAATCTGAAATATATCAAAATCGATCATGGCGTATCATTTCTATGTTTTTCGTTCGATGACTTGAAAAAACGTCATCAACTTAGCCAGTCTAAATTTGACATTTCATGAGATAGCACGACTGGCATTACTATCAGAAATGATTAAGCGGCTGCCCGCAAAATATTTGAGGCGTTCGCTGCAGTTAAGAGCTTTGTTGGCATTAAGGCGCCATCTATTCCTGTGTGCTTACTAAAACATCTTGATCTCGGTCGAATCTAAGTCACCCCCATAAATTGGTATTTCAATCCCCACCGATTGAAACTTCACTGACATTCAACAACCGAAGCATGCCTAGTTCCCTGCGCCGCGAGCAATGATTGTTTCTGGTCTGCTCCGCTTACTGTAATTCCCGACTAAGGAATCACTCTAAACTAATCTTCTATTGTAGCCCATCCACATCCAATTTCTACAACAGATGTATCGAATCTAACTACTTCTTCAGGCTTGTACATATCACCCGAAGCAAAAACGACAACTTCATCGCTGGGTAGATAAGTATTTAGTTTTTCTATGAGTTCAGAAACAGTCATTTTGCGCCTCATCGATTTCCTGTTCTAATTCCCTAATCAAATCAAGATCAGGTTCAACCTTCATCTGTTCCGTTTCCAACAAGCGTTCTAATTCTTCAAGTTCCGTCATAATGAAATCTCCTTTTAATTAGTAAACACAAAACCAAGTTCTGACATATGCTTCTGCGTTGGTGTTTCTACTAACGAGCAAGCACAGTCATACATATCTTCAATTGTAGCAAATACCTTTGAGTATGAAACATCATCGGTACCAGCCAGATAAATCCTATATGGCATTGCCATTGATGCGTATCCTTCTGATTCGTAACCGTCTTCTAGATCATTTGAGTTGGTTTCGTCATCAAGCAACATGATAACGCCAGTCTCTCCCCAAGGGCCGGCCCATATGGGCGCATCTTCCTTTTCAAAATCAAACATTCCACTAAGAATATTAGCCTTGAACGAAGAACTATACGACAAAAGACTATAACAGTTGTTGGAAACGTACTTCTTGATGTTAAATAAATTTGGTGTTCTCATAATTATTTCTCCTTAACTTCTCTCAATACGATAATACTAAACTTATTTTATGCTCTTGTCAAGCAAATGTTTAGCTAATCCATCCAATGAAAGCAAGAACAATCATAGCTGACGCAAACATCAGAGCAAATCCGCCCACAACATATTCGTTGATTTTTGATTCTTTCTTTGTTGCTGCGATTAGTAGTTCATTTTTGATTGGAATGATCATGCGTTCTCCTTTGAAAAGGTTTCGGCATTTTCAATAATCCAAATGGCTGCTGCTTCGTCAATAGTGAACTCTGTATGCTTGGCCCAAAACTCTTTGATTTGTTTGGTCTGTTCAGCCATCTTCTCTTTGAAATTCATGATATAATCTCCTTAACTTCTCTCAATACGATAATACTAAACTTATTCTACGCGTTTGTCAAGCACTAAAATTGCCATTCTCCAGTACGCATCATTTCGGATAATTCATTATATCTTTTTGGTAGATCGCGTGCAGCATCACTGTCTAATAATTCGTCTGCCGCTTTATCATAATCTCCTTGCTTGATATATCGAATAGTATTCTTAAATCCCTTGAAACGAGGCAACCCCATGTTGAAAACAACATCTACAACTACGCCTTGACGAACTTCGTCTAACGAAGAATACCAAGGAAAGCTATTTGAAATATCCGAATCTACATTAGCTTTGTCTGCGGCAAAAATAATGCTGACCGCTTCATCGGGAATAGAATTCGCTTCGAGATTATGACCAATACCAATTGTCCAGATGCCTTTGCTGTCTTTGTATGCCATATTACGACGGCCTTCATGTTTTTCTAACAGTTTTTCTATTTTAGTCATTTGAATTTCCTCTGTTTGTTCCATGCGTGAAATCCAAACAATTTCACCGCGTAATATAGCGCGTCGATCTTCCATTTCTTCACACCAAGATTTTCGCATGCTTCTTTTAGAATTAGATCGGACTCCGCTTTAGTATAGCCGAGTCCAGGAGTTCGATATAGATAATCATGAATAACTGCTGCTTTACCATAATGATCTAACGGCGGCAAAAATTCCCACAAAAACTTTGGAGTAGAAGCGAAATTAGTGAAGAACCCCTTTGGTGCTGTAATTGTTCTTCCGTCGTTTGTAACATAGGTGAACGGAACATATATTTCCCGTTCTTGTGGATTTTTGACGTGAATCTTGACTATCAGTGGTGTTGTGAAACTGCTCATTTGAATTACTCCTTTATTTCGTGCCAAGGGTCGCCGGTTTCATATCCAGAGATTCTAACCCACTTGTATGGAAGATCGTCCCTCGCTACAGGTTCTTTCTGCCGACAATCTAATATCCAACCATCAGATTCCAACACTAAGTGGCCGGCATTTTTCTCTGTATAACAATAGACTAGACGAGTACTAATTTTCTTTTCTCTACACAGTTTACGACAGGCCAGAGCAAAATCCTCACAGTCACCATGTATAGCACCATTTAGATGCTCGACGTCCTGCCAGTATTCAACTCGATTAAATTCTAGTGGATTGTCACAGTCACAAACATAAGTGAATCTACCCAGCACATCTGCCTGTATTTCGTTTAGTCTATTCCATAACGTCATTAGCAATCTACTCCTCTACTTCGGCCTTCAATACAACCGTGGGGAGATGGTTTCTCTACACCAGTTTGAAACGGCGTGGGGTGATGGCACCCGCATAAGAAGGCTATAATTATTACTGCTATTAGACGTGCCATGGTGCTTGCCCCTGTGCGCTTGGCAATGTTACGGCTGTAGCTTTAGCTGTCGTCTTCACTGTGCCATCAGGGTTATACGTTACAACGGCTGGCATGTAGCCGAGCAGTGTTGAATGTACGCCTTGCTTATGTACTGTCGTTGTAGTGATCGTCTTGGTGGCATCAGCTGGGTCTGGCGCGGTAACGCTGAACGCATCCTGAGCATGTAGTATACGCAACGGAAGATGATGCTTGGCTATCAGTGCTTCCGCTTCCGCTAGCGTCTGTGATCTCGTACCGACAACGAACATGTTACGGGTAGCAGTAGCACCACACAATGTCCACTGGGCGTCTATGCTCATCAAGTCGTCATGTATGGCTATCTGCGCTGGTGTAGCAGTAGTCTTTCCATTCTTGTCTGCCGGTGGCAGGGCAAGGCTTAGTGTGTTTGGTGCTGATATTACGAGTAGGATATTCACTTTGTTATCACTCCTGCCATTTCGGCATCGGTTAGCTGTCTGTCCCATACAATCCAGTTGCGGATAGCCCAGCCAAGCGTGCCGGCGGCTAGAGCCTTGAAGAAGCCAGTATCGGTGAAAGCACCATCATATGGTTGATATACGCTGTACGTCCAAGCCATGCCCCTGTCGGCAATACGATAGCCAACGCGGAACTGAGGAACGCTGTCATCCCACTGTGTTGTAAATTCTACTGTCTCGCCGCGTAGGTATGGGGTAGACATCCATAGCGAGTTGTTTGTTCTTGAATCACTTGAGAAGATACCCTGAGTCCACCCTTGTCCAAGAATAGCATCCCAATTCGTATCAGTAGTAATAAGTGCATCATTTGTATTCCCATGTGCACTCAAATCATGCTGCGCCACCATACTAGCTAACAGCGTACCAGCCGCTTGAGGGAAGCCCTTGCCAGCGAAGGCAGGGGCGGCTGTAGGATATGCCACCATGCCGCCTTCTTCGTAGCGGGTGCCGTTGATGAATGACGTGGATGTTGAGCCAGATTCAACCTGTGCAAACTCCACATCTATTGTCCCTGTTGTAGTCCCATCGCCTTGTTGCGGTGCAGCGGCACGGTTATCAAGCCCAAAAATAACAGGTGCCCCTGCTATGGTTACATTTGGTATTTCAAAGTCTTGATAGGCTGTTGTGAGCATACATTTAAGAGCCTGGTAGGTAGCACCATTATAGAATGACAGACCCACCTGTGCCTTACCATCGAGTGACCTCATACGTATCTTTCCAGTATAAGATGTTCCGATAGTTAAGCCGTTTATTTCCCCATAGTGATAAGCACCAGCACTGGTGAGATTCACATTATTGGCTATTACTGTTGTGCCTGCTGTCCATCCAGTTAGTGCCGACTGGTCTTGTGGTGATGGATGCCTATTCGTACTCTGCCTCTCCAGCAGATGCCCAAACTCAGGGTTGTAAAGCCCATTATCCACCCAATCAGTCACACCAGTATCAGCTAACAATGAAACACCGCTTGTAGTGCCACCGTTAGCCGAGGTGTACCAACGCCCAGCGTCATACATAGAGCCGCCAACTGGAACAACTGTAGCCGTGGTGTACTTCACTACGGATAGGTACAACTTTTCGCCGAGGTAGGTGCGGGATGGGTGAAGAGGCTGTGATACTCCCGTGTCTGTTACAATATGCGTAACAGGGTCAACGGTTAGGGATGATGTGTTATCGAACCACTGTGATGCTGGTGCTGCTGTTAAGCGGGGAACGTATGGCGGGACGTAGGAGGCGGGTTTGCCTGTGACGTTAACCAAGGACGGTAATGTCATAGACATGTTATGTGCTATGGTATCAACACCATTGCAGCCTAGTCCAAACCTAATCTGTCCACCTAACGGGTCGGCCCTAAACGCCACCACGCCTGTCACATCAGCGGTCGCTACATGAACCGAGCCCATATACAATGTCGCATTATGGACAACTCCACTAGAGTTTTTCACCTGACTAACTTGTAGCATTACATCGCCGGAGATACCAGGACTAAGATTTATAAACGCCCTTGCACCAACTGGAGCGTCAAAGGTTATCGACTTCTTATCGGCACTAACTGTTATGGTTCCGCCACCTGATGTATAGGTAGTCCAGTACGCATTAGTCCAATCCTCACTAAACGGCACAAGATTCTCAACAAAATGCCCACCAGTAACCCGCTGCGTATCAGCAGGAACAGCAATTAGCTGCCCTGTGTAGTCCACAACATTCGCCCCAAACTGCCGCAATGCTGTGCCAGCTACGTTGCCGTGGGTGTCGGACATGGTGAGGAAGTTGTGGCGGAATACACACGAACACCCACCTTTCAATAATGTTAATCCAGTGAAACTTAATCCAAGTCCAAACATGAATTAATACAGAGCGACAAGGCTGGCGGCAGTAGTTCCGGTTGCCATTACTCGATACCCAGCGACGGGTAACAAGCCAACAGGAACCGCCATATATGTTACGCTGACGCCAGAGACATGCTGTATTACGATATTGCCGGTGACGCCAACGTACAGACCTCGAAATTTTGGTAAAAGTGTCAAATCGTTTGGAACTACGGGAACTCCATTTTCGATTGAGCCTGATGTATGATTATATAAAACTGGTGGCATTTAGAACTCCATGCTAAACAAAATTGTTACAACTATTTAGCTTGGAGATATTTCACCACAAATCTTCAGAGTGAGAATATTCCATTCTTCGTCTAGAAATCCTTGAGCCTTTTGTTCTTAGAATATAATAGTTATGATGCCGATTGGGCTTCTGGAGAGAATGAACCTTTCCATCTACTTTCATATCAACTCGAGTGATCATGTATTATCTACAACCAACGACAAATGTTTCTTAGTAAATAATGCTTGCGGTTTCGGAACACTTTTCACACGTTCTACTTTGCGTTCTACTTTTGGCGCTTGTGGGGCTGGTGCTGGTCTAACCTGAGTCGGAACTTGCTCTTGCATGCTGCCAAACATCATTGTAGAATTATCCAGATCGTCTACAACTCCAGCAATATTATCAAGATTCATATAAACTCGTGTAGGATTATGACTGAAAGTACAATCAAACGAAAATGTTCGGCTATCGAAATCATAGAATATGTTTGGCGACAAATCAGAAGAAAGTCGAAACATGATCTGATTTGGATTCTGCGCTCTGACTGCTTCTGGAATTTCCATTGCTTCGTTTACAACACAATGAATCTGTACGCTGAAAGGTAGCCCATCTTTGTTAATATCGGCTAACGCGTTTAGAAATATTTCTTTAGTGTTCATATTCGGCCCCTAGTAAAATTTCGACAAATGTGCCAGATAAGAAATCGAACACGTCTTCGTCCTCACAAGTAACTTTCAACAAAGTGGCTCGGTTAGCGCGGGCTACACTCAGAGCGGTATTGTACAAGGCGTTGCCATATGAAGCGAACCTAACGTATTCTTTTCCTTCGTACAATACTATTGTCATATGAGAGTGTTCAAAACTGTCATCTTTTTCTTTTAGTAAAGCGTACCACGATGTCATAGCGGGCTCCTAATATACAATTTGTCATAAATCCGACCAATTACTTCTATCGATCTTTCTTTTCCTTCATCGGTATCATATTGAAGAGAATCGTAAACCGCGTCCTTTTCAATGTAGAACAGTAAATGAGCCAATGTTTTTCGTTCTTCTTCCGTTAGTGATATGTTCATAACTAAATCTCCTTCAATATTACTTGTATATTTTTGACCGGAACTTGGTTGGCTGTCCTTCTGTCCAGCAACAATTCACGGCGGCCAATTTTAAAAAACCATTTTGATTTGGAATCATCAATTTCAAATTCGATCAAATGTTCATATCGTTCAGATTTAATATTTGAATTGTTGAAACTCCCATCTCGAACTCTAGATTGATAATCTAAGTTTGGTGTGAACCACTTGAATCGGGATTTAGAGAAGTCGAAAGTCTGATTTCTAATTGTTCTTTCGAATTCTTCTGTACACATTGATCTATAAATTTTCATAATATCCTCAATTTCTCTTTCAATACAATAAGTCTAAACTATTTCTTTGCTCTTGTCAAGTGTTAATCCCAACCAAACTTAGATTCTTGTTCATATTTCAAATTTTCTTCTTCAAGTTCATCCAGCGTGTCAATTACCATTGTTAAAATGGCTTCGGCGGTATCTGCTCTATCATATCCACTCTGAACCATATGCACATATCGATCAGCAAAATGATTTGTCATCGACAGAATCTTCAAATTACTGTTAATTTTGGCTACTTCTTTTGAGTAATCGACTTCTTTCATCAGAAAAAGTCCTCCAGACTAGATGTTTTCTCTACATTCCATCCGACAGCACCAAGCATGGCTTCTGCCGGCTTCAAAAATGCTTTATAATACACAGTTTCTACGTCCACATATTCATCTAATCCAAATTCTTTTGGCAATCCTAGATGTGACGGGAATCCAACAATTGGAAATCCACAAGGATTTGGTTCTTTCAGTGGAACATATTTCAACTTGTCCCCAGATTTGATTGGGTCAAGCGGTAAATTCTTTCGTTTGATCATCATATTGTAAACTAAAGCTGCTTTAGCGTGCGCTGGTGTACCATTGATAGCTTTGCCATTTTCGATACAATATTTTTCTAGACCATTGATACCACGCGGGACGGCATATTCACCAATGTCAAGAGCAATAAAATCATCATGGGCATTCTCGATGAACTCTTGGGTTTCTGTTTCCCCTTTGGTCAACATTACCATGATCATATCTTTTAGCAAATCTCTACATGGTTTTGGTGTAGAAGATTTCTGAGTTTCTAATCCCATGATTTTTAGTTTTGGTTTGGCGTAGCGGACGCCTTCCATGTCATGTACCAGTAGAGCGTACCGTTTTTTCGCGGTGAAAAAACCACGTGAAGATATGGCTTCTCTTTCCATATCTAGCTTGTTTAATCTTGCGTTCATATAATCTTTCATCTCAATACAAGACTTTTGAATCGCGGGGTCGAGCTGGGTCTTACAGAACAGATCAAGAAATTCAACTTTGTCGTGATCTGTCGCGTTTGGCTTATCTTTGAAATATCTCATAACTAGCTGATTTAATTCAACATATTCGGAATCTGTGTCTGCCCCGACGGTATAATCCACATCGTCAGTTTTTAGAATAAGGTTCAAATATTCATTTGTTTTTCTCATTGTCCACTGGATACCAACTTGTCCCGCCGTAGTTATGGACTCAGCAATATATGAATTGTTATATCTATAATATTTTGATGCTAGGGCACCAAAACAGGAATTTAGCACATGTTCAGACAATGACGTTACTATTGCCTCGCTTTCGCAGCTTACGCTTTCGCGCAAGATCGGACTATATCATCAACCGTTCTGGTTGTCGTGCGCTTCGGAACCACTTGATTCCTACTCCTTACGGATAGTCTCTGAACCTTCCCTATGTGGGCTTGGCTGCTGATTGGCATATCTTTCGACTTAGCTTTCCAGCAATTCACACGATGTACAATGGTCGTTCCCGACCAAAGCCTCCAAAATTAAAGGATTTTTCTAGCCATTTGAGCATTATTAAGACTTGAAATCTTCGATGTCAAATCCTGCTCCTGCTGTTTTAGTTTTTCTAATGTCATTTTTCCTCCATGTTTGTGTAGTCTACATTTATTTACATTAGTTGTCAAGCGAAAATTTAACTTTTTATAAATACTATCAGAAACAACGAAGGCCGCCTGTGCTAGTAACACAAACAGCCTTCTAATCAAAACAATAATGGAGTATTGAAATGACTAAATCTATTTATGATCGAGAGTATAATCTCGCAGCGTTCAAAGAAAACAAATACCTTAAAATTTATGACGATTTTATAACGACTAGACAAGCGTTTCCGAGCAAGGCTCCTCGTCTGGAATTACACCACATCATTCCAGCAAGTTTCTTCTTAGACTCGCCTAGACAATCTAAATTTGCAGTTATTCCCGGAACCGGCGAGTCTGAAGATAATATTGTGCAGCTATCCATCAGAGAGCATTTGTTCGCTCACCACCTTCTATGTAGAATAACAACGGGCAAAAGTAAAACAAAGATGTATCTATCCTATGGGCTTATTTGTTCACAAAAGATAAACCGAAACTATCGTTCCTTGCGCCAGCGCGTAGAGGCAAAAAGACTAATGACAGAAGGGATTATAGAAAGGGCGAAAGAATCACCAAACAACAAAAAGGTAATACAAGCATACAATCTTAAGACGAAAAAATTCTTCAACGGTACAGTATACGAGTTCAGAAAACGGGAACACGTTTCCATGAATTATATGCTATCACATAAAGGAGCAAAATCAAACGACTGGATGCTCACACACGACAACATCATACCAACTTACAGTACAAAATCTAACACTGAGGCTTCACGATTGTTCCACGGAGCAAAGAAAATATCATTATATAACTTAGACACCGAGGAACGCTTCGATGGCACAAACCATGAATTCTCAGACAAATACCCGGAGGTAAACATATACTATATTCTTAGAAAACCTAATGGTCAATCTGATGGCTGGATGAAGATAAACGATGATAGTCTACCAAGAAAATACGATCAACAAATAGATAAATATAAGAAAATTCACACGGTGTACGAAATAGACTCAGGAAATAAATTCACTGGCACTACGTATGAAATAAAACACAAGTATTCTCATATGAATATTAGTTCTCAAGGTATTTGTGACTTAACTGCAAAACGGCAGAAAACACATAGAGGACTATCCGGCAGTCTCATCCGATAAGCTTCTTATTTTATCTCGAACGATCTCTCGTTCCCGTTCCACAGATAACATTTCTCGCTTGATTGATTTTCGTTCCGCATACATCAGCCCCATCAAATAGGGTAATATTCCTTCGTTTTCTGTATTGAAAAATGATCTGTTTGGTGTCATTGTGATATTTGTTCCTGTCAACTTCGACAAATCAACACTGCCCGCTATCAAGTCTTCACGTTCAAACTGTGGTACGTCAAGATAATCCTGCCCTAGATATGTCTCAGGCGAAATGTTATACTGCATAATAAGCGACGGATATAGGCTAGCAAAATCTTCTGATATTACCCACTCTAACATTTTACCAGTTGTTGGTTGTTTTACAAAACCGCCTTCTATTCTAAATTGTTCTGTGTTGTCTGTATTTTCGACCGTAGAATACATATTTCGATCAAGCATCGTATTGAAAATGATTGCTTCCCATGATCTAACCGGAGAAAAAGTATCAGCATAATTCGTCTTGTTATGGTAAGCAAGCTCGAATACCAAATTGATCAACTTCATCTTCTGTTCTAACTGTAAAATCAGCCGGGAGTCGGTTGCTCCATATTCCACAAATTTATCATGGTCTTCGTCACACAAACGCAACAGAGAGCCTAAATCTGAGTAGTCTACCTTCCTACTTTTCAATTCGTAATGTGCGACACTGTCCAATTTATAATTTTCGAGATTATGGTATGTGTATTTCTTATAGAGTTCAAGATAATCGAGTACAGCAACCCCAGAAATAATATACGTCTGTTCTTCTTGCTGAAAATCGTTTGTATAATTGCGCTGACGAACTTCGCCCCATGGAGACAATTTCTTCGCTTCATCTTCGCCTAACACTGACATAATACGATTGACAATGTAAGGAACATCGAATCCTTTTACGTTCCAGCCAGTCATGACGTCTGGGCAGTTACTCTGCCAAAATTGTACAAATCGACATAGTAAGTCGCTCTCGTCTCGACATACTGTGTAGATAATGTCACTTTCTGAATCATCGAATGGCTGTAGTCCCCAAATTCTAACAACATCACCCTCGACATCTTGACTGTCAATGACCTGAATTAGATTGATCGGAAACTTGGCATCCTTTGAGTGAGGAAATCCAGCACTCGAACCATCTGGATTCCTAGTGTAACATTCCATGTCTAGGTAGAAGATTCGAATGTTAGACGGGTCGAAATCAATAGTTCCTGGATATGTTTTCGAAATGAACTGAGAAATCATGTTTGGTGAGCCATAAACATCAAAAGACGTCCCAGAGTATTGTTGAATCAAATCTTTGGCCTCTCTGACGTTAGAACAAGGCAATTTGGCAAGCATAGTCTTTCCGTCCATTCCGATTGCTTGCTTTTCTGATTCGTCGTTTGTTGGTCGAAATAAGTCTGGAACAAACCCACGAACGATTCTGTTCGATCTGATTCCATCATCTACCTGTCTGACACGGAAAGCATTGCCATAGGGTTCAACTGATGTGTAAAATTTTGTCATTTGTTCTCCTTCTCTACGCTGAGACTATCAGAAATCTTAGTTTTTGTCAAGATATTATCTAAAAAGGTCAGGACACGTTTTTCTAGCTGCGGCAATGAACCGTCATTTGAAATAGAAACGTCACCTTCAACAAATTCAATTCCCGCTTCTGATGCGTGATCTCGAACAACACCATCACCAATAGAAGGTCGGACAACATGCCAAATTTCCCCGCCATGTGATCGTACCCAATCAGCTTCATTTCGAAATCGAATATCTGTGATAACGAACACGTCGCAATTTGTGCTCGTCATTTCCATTTCCATACGCTTCAACCAGAAATCCTCTCGAAATACTTCGCGAGCACATTCCGTCCCGAATTTCTGAGCAATTTCTCTAGGGGAGATGCCCCAGAAATCGTTTGGTGTTTCTTTATTATCGTTGTAGAAATCGTCTAGATGAATTCCAAACATTTTTGCTGCTGCTTCTTTCAATGGGCCAGCTAGAGCATATTTTACGGCAAGTTCCTGGAAATCTAGCTCTAATGTGTCTTGAATCATACCGGCGACAGTGTCTTTGCCGCTTCTCGCCTTCCCGGCAAGTCCAATAATTCTCATTCGTTCTCCGATTCGTTTCTAAATGTGAGATAGCCTTTCAGCAAACCATTGATATTTTCTACGCCAACTGGATTGGCAGAATGAACAAACCACTCAAAATTCTCTGGAATGAACTTCCCATCTTTCTCCATGTCTGTTTCAACCATCCAGCGAACAATGATCATAGAATTGTCTTCACCCCCCAAATCATGATCGAAAGAAATGTAGCGCGGGCAGCCTTCTCGTTTCATGTATGTAACGGCGGCGCGACTGGTTCGAACAATATCATATCCAAACTCTTTTGGCATCCGAATATCATCAATGTATAACATGCTGAACATTATTATTTCCTCTCTATTCCTCTTTCAATACAATAAGTCTAAACTATTTCTTTGCTCTTGTCAAGAATTATCTTAGTTCTTCAATTATTTCTGTCTTTAGACCACGTAATCTGTTTGGTTGACACACAGGAATAAAACGAATTCTTTTTGTATCGTTGATTATCACTTCATCGGCATATGTTTTTCGAAAGCGAACGTATCCGAATAGTTTGAGAATATCAAACAGCATCGGAATTAAATATAGTGTAGAATTGTGATCTTTTATAACGAAACATATCTACAAATTCTAAACTTTGAGCAAGGCAAACCAACTGATATGTTGTTGTTCCTTGTCCGCGATACAATTTCCCGTTAAGTACATTAAAATGAACTTTGTGTAGTCTTTCTATGTCTAATGTGCGCATTTTAGTACCTCGCCAATATCGGCTTTAATCTTTTAGCCAACTCGATTGCTTTCTGATGAAATCCACCAACAAATATTCGACGAACCATATAATTTCGACCAAGAGAAATGAAAGTGAAAACAACAGTAATCCAGAACGATTGTGTCATATCAACAGGTAAGCCAAATAGAGGAGCCACAACGAACGCCCATGCCATCCAAGATATTACAAATCCAGACAGCGTGTTCATCATTGACTCGATGAAAGATTCTAATTTAGATTGGTTCATATTGAGTAATGATCTCTACAAATTTTCAAATACAAATCGTCCCAGAACTTTGTGTCTGGTTCTTCTGGCAAATCTGATTCCTCAATCTGTACTTTGATATTTTTCACCAAATCTTCTAAGACTTGTCGAACATCGCCAATGTTTACTTCACCTGCTTTTACTTTTTTGATATATTCTGTTTGATCAAGAGGGAAACCATATGTTCCTTTGGTTAATATGTCCTGTGTCTGATATCCTACGCGTAGAGCATGTGAAATCGCTTTGAAATCTACACCATCATTAGATTCTGCTTTCTCCGCCCGACTTCCATATTTCGATTTCAAAGCAGTCATATTTTCTTCAAACTCTTCAAACGTCAAACAATCCTGATATTTTCTACCACATACTTCATAGAATCTTTGAACGCCCGAGTTTTCTGTATCTGTGCTGATCAACTTAGAAAATTCTGATACAGGAATAAAATCCCAGTAGTCAGAAAGGGTCTGTGATTTGTCGCGTATTGCCTCGCACATTTTCAAGGCTTTGTTTACTGCTGATAATCTGGAACCCTTTACGCCATACTTATTGGCTTGTGCTTTCACATATCCAACCATCGACGAGCAGTTTTTCGTATAACATTTTGAACGATTTGCTCGAAGTGTGTCAAAAATATCAGATGTGGTTAGAATATCCGAATCCGAGCAATGAAGCATGTCCATCACATTGGTATCGCCTTTTGCTGCCAGTGACATAAACTTTCGAAGCGAATAAAACTTTCGATCAATATCTTCTGGGCCGTTCTTTGTTTTCTTATTGTCACTTATGTCGATAACCGTTGTTACATTTTCGAGTAAAATATCATCGATCGTAGGAAGATAAATTCCAGCATAATCTCGATCAGAGTTTTCTGTGTTTAATTTGTAGAGATGACTGCCAAATTGTATCTCCGCAATCGCGCTACTAAATGGTTGTAATTTTGTCAATACGATACACTCCCGTCCTGTACTTGTCAAGAACTTTCTTTACTGATATTCTAGCCCCTAGAGAGTGTCTAGAAACGATTTGAATTTCTTTTTGATATACTGCTATCAAATCAAGAGTAAAGTGGCTTAGGATTGATTCAAATAATCTTTCATATCAATTGTTTCAATTTTCAGAGATTCTGTTTCCTGCTCTTTTAGCTTATCAAAAATACTTCGATTAGCCGAAATAAAGCCTTCCGCTTTCTTGTTAGCCTTTATGATAGACCCACTTCTGCCAGTGATATAATAAAACTCGCCGGATTCTTCGACCTTTTCTATACCACTATTAAGACGCCAGCCATCAGTGGTCAAATAACCGCTATTCCATCCAGACAAAACTTTATATGCGGGCCCGTTGTCGCCTGATATTTTCATAATTTTCCAAGCATCTGGAGTATAATCTTCTACTGGACAACTATACATTTTCATTCTCCTCAAAATTTTCATAAATTATTCTACCAAGTGTATCTCTAAGACCATCTTTTATGCTGTCTAAATCGTAGAGAATATCTTGAAGATCCTCCATCTTTGAATCTATCCTGTCAATTTGCTCTTGAAACAAATCACGCAAAACTTTTTCAGTCATCTTTTTCTTCATAAGCCAAGTCTAAACCCTTTTGCTGGTCTTGTCAAGCACTAAAACAAATTTTCTAAACTGACAGGGGAGTTGCCCAAGTCTTTCAACGACATTCGATCAATATATTCCATGCCAGCTTTTGGGTTTGCGAACGCTTTACGAAGAAGTTGTGTATTATTGTATATTTCTGCTCCGAATACAGTTTTCTGCTGTTCTAATATTTCTGTATCGAAAATTGATTCTGCTTGATGTTTGATTCGATCCATCATCAACAAATTATGAGTCAAACCTTTCATGTAAAATGTCATTGATGACTCTAGGAACTTCTTGACAGATGGCACAGTCTTACAGATGGCACAGTCACAGACCATTGGCACGTCATCCATATGCGAATAATCGTTCTTATTAGAATATGGTAAGATTCCCATGCCTGTCCATTTTGGGTTGATAAACACTGCCCCAAATCCCATCTGTCTCTGGAAATAAGAACTGTCGAAGGTTAGCTGGATATCTACGCCCATTTTATTGAGCAATTGCTGAACCAAAGCAAAGTAAACAATCGCGGCCATTCCAGATATTCCAAAAACATGATGAAATTTAATTCGATCTTTGTCGTATTCCCCTTTCGCTAGAAGAAACAATATACCTTTGAGGGCAACTTTCAGATTACCACTATGACCACCATGTGCCCATCCTTCGAAAGAAAATTCCTTCATTGAATTATACCAATGTTCCATGTCATGTGAAGTCCGAGCAGACAACACATTGAGAATGTCACAAGAATCTTTCGTTCTATGTTCTTCATAATATTTCGCAGCGATCATGGTCTTGTCGAGACATGCTTGGATATCTGCTGGTGTTACCGCGTTACTCACTGGTCTATCTAAGATAGGAAAGATATTACCATTGCGTTCTGAATAAGCTAGCGCAGTTTCGTTATTCCAAGTCTTCTCTGTAATCGTACCAGCAACCAAAGAGTATCCACCACTATCGACAAAAATATTAACATCGTCATCTAAATGAAGTTGTTTACGCAAGTCTGGATAAAGTTTCTGGTGAAGTGAGGCAGAAAATAGAGCGTCTTTGTGATAAAACGTATCATTCTTGTTGACAAATCTCGGGGAAACTTCCCATAGCGCAGGATCCATCGCTCGAAATTCTTCATCTGTTTTCTTTAGATAACTCGAAGTTGCACAACTCAGAGAGGCAAAATATATTGATTTTCTTTTCATTTATCGTTGTTCTCCCAAGACCGTTTGATAAAATCCATTGTTGCCGTCAAAAAAATTGTTTCCAACATAATCAACATTATGGATATAAGCATCCTGTTTGTGCTTAGGAAATTCCAACATATCGACTATTCGCTGAACAATATCGTTATCGTTGACATACTTAAACGCATCATGGTACATTTCTGTGTAGGATAAACGATTCGGCACTAATGGCATGGCTCCGAGCAGAGCGGCTTCAAATTGTGCAATGCCAAGAGTTTCTTGTAACGATACAGAAAAACACACCTTTGATTGTGCCAGTAGTTGATAATATTCATCTTTAGTGAAATTGTAATCGCGGCAATTGATGTACGTTATTCCTAGCAGTTTCAAACGCTTGCCGATTTCGTCTGCCAAATCTGGCTGCTTCTCTGGTGAATTTCTATGAGGAAACACCACAATATCTCGTTTTTTTGAATCTGGGATGACATATTTCTTCAATGTGTCCTTCATATATTCCATCGGGAAAGGGCAAACGGTGATAGGGTAAACTTCAATGTTACTATATTCTATAATCAGATCGGCATGAAACTTTGTCGCCACAATAATGTCATCGTATGCGGAGAACATTCCAAGTTCTGATTCATACAACCAATCTTTATTTTTGACTGTATTTGGAATAATATCTGCCGAGTCCCAGCCGCCCGCATGAAACACACCAACAATTCGAGCGTCGATATTAGACATTTCAAGCATCGTTTTCAGATTGTTGACGCAAGGATTCCAGCCGTCCGTTAGAAGGAACACATCACCATCGTGAACCTCGCCCTTCTGAATCAGCTCAGATACAGCAAACATCTGAGATGTTTTATATCCATGAGAATCGACAAAGTTTAGAAAATTTGTATTCCCCGAATTAGAAGCAGAAAAGATTCCATCGATCTGATGAACCACGAAGTCTAGACCATTTTCAGCAATATAATCTCGAAACTGGTTTGGAACATATCGATACCAGTCTGCAGGGTAACGGTTCTCGATTGGTTCGATTGGTAAGATAAATAAATTTCTCATCAAAAGTCCTTAATATGAGTTACGATGGCGCCGTTCTCGCCATCTTCGTCTACAGTCACAGAGAAATCTCGACCGTGATAATTGGCAAGCAAGTATCCAGCCAGTTCACGCGCCATCGTCTCGCAAGATTTGTTAGAGCAATCTTCATATGATCGAAACCTAGATTGTAGTTCATGTTTGAACATGTGAAACTCAATCTCGCGTTCGTCATGCTCCACATCAATGTCAACTCGAACATTGAACAGATGACGATGAACATTCCTCAAATATGACACTTCGTCTGGGGCGTCTGGATAGCAATGTTCCCCTTCGAACGAAAATGTCACAAAAATTTCAGTATATAAACTCATTTTAATCTCCTTATTGGTGATTCTAAACTATTTCGATGCTCTTGTCAAGCTATTATTTGAACTCGTCAAACAGTTCTAGAGCTTCGCGCTTCAAATCAGAGTTGCCCCGAAATTCTCCACGAATCACTGCGGTTGTCATATTTGAATTCGATGCTTTGATACCACGTTGGGTACAGCATCCATGAGATGCTTTGATAACAACATAAATCCCCTTTGCTTCGGTCACTTCTACCAGTGTGTCTGCTACCTGTTCACAAAGTTCTTCTTGAATTGTCGGGCGGGAAGAAAGCCAATCAATTATTCGAGAAAACTTTGATAATCCAATAACTCTCTTGCCCGGAAGTACAGCAACCCAAGCATTGCCAACAATCGGCATCGAATGGTGAGCGCAGGTGGCACGAACTTCGATAGGGCCAACTGAATACAACCCATCATAATGTTTGTCGTTTGGAAAAGAAGTTACTTTCGGCATTTCTTCATATCTGCCCTTGTATATTTCATTCACCATCATTTTAGCTACTCGATGCGCGGTTTCCCGCGTATTGTGATCATGTTCAGTGTCGATCAGCAGGGCATCTAAGACCCCCTGATATGCTTTCTCAACATTATCCCGAATTGCTTGTTTTGTGATTCCGTTTTCTTCCATATATTTTACTATATTTGAATTGGCTTTGAGCATGGATTACCTCTCGAATTTGATCTATTGATGCTACACTCTTAATCTGTACTTGTCAAGAACTTTATTTAATGTGTTTCTAGCCCCTAGAGTGTGTCTAGAAACGATTTGAATTTCTTTTTGATATACTGGTATCAAATCAAGAGTAAAATGTCTCTACGTGCCCCATGAATTGCCAAACAAAGAGCAGTGAAGTCTTGGGCTATATCGGAAACCATTTTCGAGCGCGATATTGGCCACCTGTGTTTCTGTCAACTTTAGCCCTTCTATTGTGGCGCCTTCTGGCATGAGATAAACGGTAGGCTTCTCACATGTTTTGAGTGACAATTCTTCCTTGTAATCTTTCTGGTATTCGTTGATAAAATGATAAACTTCTTCCACATCATCGTTATCTCGAATTACGAATTTTAGATAAACATTATGTCCAGTTTCAGACCAATCAAAAGCATATAGCATCCTGTATGATGTGACTGCTTCTGGTTTCAACATCTTGCTCTGTGGTTCTCCACTAATTTCCAGCTTTGGTGAAACCGAAAACGTGAATCTGATATTTCCGTTGGTAATAGCTTCGAACAAATCTGTAGATAGCCTTTGCGTGCCGTTGGTTTCAAACGTAATCTCAGAAAAATTTGGAGTTTTTTTCAGAAACTCTACCCAGAACTTCTGAAATTTTGGTAGAAGCGGTTCCCCACCAGTAATAACAATATCTGGACGTTCGTACGCATATTTAGGAACAAGTGATTCGATATGTTCTATCAGTGAATCTACTGTATATTTCTTAGCCAAGTGTCGATATTTCTTCGACCATGCTGCCGCCGAATCACATCCAATATTCGAAACAGGTAATTGATCAACTCTAGTGATCTTAGAGGCATCGAAAGTATTGTGCGGCATTTCTTCGATTGGAATTAGTTTCCCTTTTGGCTGACCAAATCCAGGACAAGAGGCAGAACAGCCAAACACTCTAATGAAAATCGACGGTACTCCTACTCGTAGCGATTCCCCCTGACACGAATAGAATGTTTCGAACACTAAAATCTCTTGTTCTTTGCTCATTTAGAGTACCTTGCGTGTGTTTTTGCTGTTTCTGACCAATCGACATAATTCACAGTGCAATCGAATTCGGACAAATTTATGACCTTTTCTATGCCTTCGTAAACCCACTTCGATAAATTCTCACTGGTTGGATTAATGTTTTCTATCATCACAAATGAATCTAAATGAACATCAGAATCATCAAATGTTCGATATCCCATTCCTACTTCATCAAGAAGCGAAATTTTAGATGACATAGCTTTAAACTGTGCTGGGGTATAGCCGACCAATCTCAAAAACCCTGGGTCCAAATCTGATATAATAAACCTGTGGTCGATGTTATTATCAAGAAAATCTCGAACGAATGATAATTCCTTATAGTCAATAACAAATCCTCTAGTGTCTAAACTAGGAGCAGATAAACTTACCGTAATGACTCCTCCATGCCCATGAATTTTTTGACATGGACAATCAGAAGACCCAGAATACTTCTCATTTACATTCTGAGAAAATACTCTATGTGCATAACAAATTTGAAAATTCTTTGAAATTTCAAACATTTTTTCTCCTTTTGATTAAAACTTTATCTACTCTACTCTACACTAATATTTAGGTCATGTCAATCAGAAATATTAATCGGTCAACTTGAAATCCACCAATGACCATATCGCATTCCAATATTTCTGCGTTCTCGAACTGTTTGATCTTGTTTTCATCCAATTCATATTCCATAGTTTGTCTGATTGAATTTTTAGCATATCTTTTAGCCGAATAGGTTCGAGCGTTCGAAATGTCGTCTACCAATTCATATCGACATCCACCACCTTTCAGATATTTTCCACTCACTCGAACAACATAGATTTTCATTTTCCTGTGCTTCCGAATCCGCCAGTGCGGTCAGTTTTCTGCTGTGGTCGATCTACGCTTACTAACTCGACCGGTTGATTTCGAACCAATTCTGCTTGTGCGATACGGTCACCTTTGTTGATCTGTACTAACGCTTGTGAATTATTTTGAAGCATCACAAATGATTCATGTGTGTAATCCGAATCAATGACGGCCTCACTATTAGCCAGAGACAGACCAAGTTTCAGTGCCATAGAGCTTCGAATATGAATTCGAACACTAAATCCTTCTGGAATATCAAATATAATTCCAGTTGGAACAAGAACCCGTTCATTAGGATTGATGAACAATTCTCCATTTTCACGTTGCTGTAGATATTGTTTGTAGTTTAGCGCATCATAAACCAATACTTTCCAATCTGTTGGCTGATATCTCAAATCGAAGCAGGCGGCACCTTGTGTTTCAAATTTTGGCATCACTACGCTTTCGGATATCCGATAAATTCCTAATGTAGGTTCAATTGTCAATGGCAATTTCTTTCTCCTTATCCGACACGAAATCATATTTTGTTTCTAGTGTCCATTTCAGTTTGCCTGTTTCTGGAACAATTTCTTTCGATTCCTGATATTTTAGCACAAACAGTTTGGTTCGATGTTCTCCTTCAAAAACAATCACAGATTTGATTAGTGAACACAATCCCCATTTTTCTAGCATCTGAGCAATTCGATTTCTGCGATCATAATCTTCTTCTGAAATATGTGACCTAGCACATTTTCCATCCAGAGCAAACATTTCTTTGAAGTGAACTAAGAAATATCTGTCATGCTTGTGAAGAATATGACAAGTCTGATATAGCGTTTTTGTCTTGAAATTTACCACACCACAACGAGTCAGAGTCTCTTTGATTTGTAGAAAAGAGTCATCATTTGGTAGTTCGATTTCTAGTAGATCGTCAATTGTATAACTATCATTCATTTCTTCCCACCTTTATCCATTTTCATTTTAATTTCTCCCAATTGTTCTTTGGTCAACACGGAAAGTATGTCTGTTGCTTTTTCTCTATTGATCTCATAATAAGCCTGTAATAGTTTCACGTCTTTGTTGTTTATATCCTTCACCCAATTCATCTTTCTATATCCGGGGCGAATAGCAGATATATAGAAATCATACTGCATTTGTTTTGTTGCGACATAGTTAGAGTTCATCTCTTGAGAGTATAATACAGTTTCTATATTCATCGACAACATTTTATTGATAATCCATGGCGAATAATCACGTTCCGCATCTGAATCTTGTCTTAGAATATTTCGCTTTGTCTTTGTAATATCCCCGAGGAAATCGAACATTTTGTATTTCTTTCTAGAAATGTCAAACACTTCTTCCTGTTCGATTTCCTCACCAAAAATATCAAGTGCCATTTAGTTGTCTAGAAACCCAGATTCCAATTCCACTACACTGAAACCAGTGGCCAAAGACATCATCTGTAGTTCTGTTTCATTGGCATCAGAAATATTTCCAACATGATTTGATACAATATCAACTAACGTCACCCAATCTTCTGTGTCACTGTTGTCAAAATCCTCCCAAAGTAAATCTTCCGTCAAGGCGGATTCGTCGCCAGCAAGATATATAATTTCTTTTACCGCTTTTTCAATGTTCATAATATTCTCCTTGTTTGTTTATGCTATACTATTCTGATGCTCTTGTCAAGCTATTGGAATTGACACTCTGTCATAATGGTTGTTAGACAGGCAGCAAGGTTAATTTCCGCATCTGCTACAAATGCTGCCTTGTACTGAAAATCAGCAATGATCAAAACCAGTTCTGGAATAGAAGCTGGTGCAATATAATCATAAGATGTATCATAAATTGATCGAAAGATTTGAACATCACCAACATCAGATTGGGCCACCCATTTTCTCATTTCTGTAAATTTCTTATTCTTGAGCAAATTCATCAAATCAGAAATACGAGCATCGCCAACTACACCTAGAATTCCAGTATCGATGGAACCAGTAGCCCCATATTTCTGGAGTTCGTTCAGCAAGCGTCTAAAGTCTGGAAAGAACCTCTTGACTAACTGCGCGATCACCTTTGGTTCTGCCGTTATATTTTCTTGTTTTAGAATATACAACACCCGTTCAAACATTCCAGCTTGCATCTCGACCTTTTCGTCATTGTCAAAAATGAAGTCGGTCACATTACACCTAGAAATCAGGGGTGGAATTAGACGATTCTTGAAATTTGTGGTTAGAATAAAAATCACATTTTTTGAGAACTTTTCTAACATTCCACGCAAAGATAATTGAACCGCTGGGGAAACCCCCTCGATTTCGTCGAGTATAATAACCTTTTTCTTGCCGGAATTTTCCATCGATACACTGGAAGCAAAGTCAGAGACCTTATTTCGCAATAAGTCCATGTTTCCTTCAAGAGAAGCATTTACGAACATCACATCAGCATTTAGATCATTAGCAATACAAAGAGAAACACTCGTCTTACCTACTCCAGGAGGCCCATTCAATAATAGTGTCTGACCTTTGCCGTTGTTCACCATTTCCAGAAATACATCTTTGATTCTCTTTGGAAGTATCATCTCAGATACATGATTTGGCATGTATTTGTTCGTAAATAAGTAGTCGTCATTTCGAAATAAATTTTTCATTGACATAAACTACGCCTCATATGTAGAAGTCTGTTCCAGAGATACCAGATAATCAGAATCGATGTTTGAACCAACAAATCGGGACACAAACTTCGAACTAATACTCACATGATAATCGTCTGCGAGCAATTTCTGTAATCGTTCTGACTTGAAATTGAAATCAAAGGTGCCCGCCATATCACAAATTTCGATATCTGAACTATTACTTGAACTTGATGATAGATCAGTCACACGAAGAACCAGCTTACCGGCAACCACTGTGAACTGTAAATCTTCAAGATTCATCACACCAGACATCTTCAATGCTGAATTTAGTGTCTTTTTAGTAAGATCAAATTCTACATCTACTGCCGGCATGATTTCATCGATAGTTTTTGCTGGTGTTTCTGGATGAATATTAGAAACATCAGAATAGACAAACTTCGTCTTCATTGTTCCAGATGTAATGTTCATCGAAGTGTCACCAAATTCTACATCCGCATCCGGCATGATAGACAGGATGGATAATAGTTCTGACAGGTCATAAATCCCTACAGTTTTCGGAAAAGTGTCTGTCAACGATACTTCTGCGAGAATATTTTTCGCCAGCGCGATAGTTTTCTGTGTCTGACCTTCACGTAAGACCAAGCTCTGATTGATCTCTGAAAAGTTTTTTAGTGCTTCCAGTGTTTCTTTTGAAATTTTCATTCGTTCTCCTTTTGTATTTTGATAATCTAAACTATTCTGATGCTATTGTCAAGGATCAATTGGTCGGCAGGGTAGGATTCGAACCTACAGTGTGCTTTCGCAATCCGGTTATGAGCCGGGCGGTTTCAACCATTCGCCAACCTGCCACGCAATCATTTCACTCGATAACAAGCAACGCCAGATGAATTTTTAGAACCAGTAACGAACACACATCGAACATTATTGCTACCTTTCGGTTGCCATTCATATACCCGTACGTTCGTACCTGTTACTTCTAGCTGATATTGTGCCGTCGGCTGTTTTGTTTCGCTACTGCCCGATACAGCATTCATTGCGGCATTTCCAAGCCATCCTGCCTGTGCTGTGGTTGCTCCAAAAACTAGCAATGCTGATGTGATCATTGTTTTCTTCATATTTTATCTCCTTATTCGTCCTCCTCAAATGTTTTCATACCAGAATCGATTTGCTTGTACAGTTCCACGAAGCTTTCCTTAGTATCGTCATCAAACCTGTTCGTAGCATATTCAATACTCTTTTCGATATTTGAACCGAAAATGGCATACGACTCAACCGTAGCAATCAGTCGACGAGTCGAAATCAGTTCGTCAATTGAACCTTCCAGGAAACTCTTGCGGGTGATCTGTGCCCAAGTTACCAAGTTATCACAAACCGTCTGATCTCGCAAACTGAGAACATGGCCGAAATAGTCAGTGGCATATTTACTGACGATCTTCTTCTCAATCGCCGCGGCTGGATAACTCTGTTCAATGGTGATTGAAAACCGATCAAGAAATGCTTCATTCATGACATTTGTTCCCATGAATTGCCCACTATCTGAACCTTTACCTTTGGTATTAGCAGTAGCAAACACATTGAATCCCTTAGCCGGATGAATTTTCTTACCAAGTTTTGGCAGGAAAATTGGCTTGCCTTCGAGAACTGATTGAAGGCACATTATTCTAGCATCTGCTAGGTCGCAATTGTGGGTAACTATTCCGTTAGATGTGACGAACGTGTGATTTTTGTTTACACACAAATTGCGGACATGCCCGCGACCTACTTTTTTGATTGAAACTACTTTTTTTGTTTCCATAATAAATTCTCCTTTGATTTGTCTCTTTCAATACAATAAGTCTAGACCCTTTCGAACACTTTGTCAAGAGAAATCATAATCTTTTTCCGTGATAATTTTAAATGTACACTCGTGTTCTTCTGCCCATAATTTTGCCGCTGCCGTCTTAGCAACTATAACTTCATCAGAAACGTGGCAAGACGGCTTGATTTCTATCATCGTTTTTGTTCTGTTGTCGAAAAAATCAACAACATATATGTGGGATTTGTTGTCGATTGGAGAGATATATTCTATTCTAGGGGTGCTTCGTTTTAATTCATATTCATATTCCTCGTAAAACTTTTTCTCCCAGGAACTATCGAATTTTACTTCCTCTCCGTATTTTTCGCTGGTTGATTGTTTTCTGCCCCTCATAGCATTGTTGATTGGCGTAAACAGCCCTTTGGCTATAATAGACTTTGTAGTGTTCGACTGCCGCTGCCTTGTTTCGTCTGATACTGGATATAATTCATTTCTTGAATCACATATACATTTATAAGAACAAAGGTCATACATAATATTCCTAATTAACCGTTTCTCGGTTTGACTATATTTGTATTTCAAAAAGTCATTTCCGCATTTTATACATTTGGCATACGCGTCTGGAAATTTCGTTTTGTATATTTCGTCGTATGATGAACCTTCGTTGAGAATGCCTAATTTTATGGCCTTTGCTAAATAATCCTCAGAAAACTGGGTTCTTTTCACTGGTATCTTCCCAAACGAACCGTCTACAAAAATAACATCGAAGGTGTCGTCTTTAGAAAACAACGTAAGTATCTCTCGGATTTTCTTGGTGTTTGTCTTTTGTATTGGTTTATTTTGGAAGGTGTAGTTTTTTAAATATTCGATAGCGTTAATTTTTCTGAGTTCTGTGAGAACTTCCTGTAATCCTGAGTATGTTACGATGTTGGTTTTCTCTCTTGTTCTATATTTCTTTGTCGACCTCTTTGCTCCATAACGACAGGTGGAACCACAATATATTTTCTTGTGTCGAATATTTCTGGTGAATTTCTTACCACACGTTGGGCAAGCTTTCTCGACATCTATTTGCTGTATTTCTTTATACTTGTCCCGGGCAATAGACCTATTGTGATAAACACCATCATATATGTCTACTGTCCCAGGAATCGTAACATTTTCTATATACCAATCCAAATTTTCTTTAACGAAGTTTATATAATTTATATCCATATCTTTATTTATATAATTTCAGTTTTTGGAATTACATGAATTAAGCAACGACCACTTCGGCACCTACAATAAGTCCATCTTCTATTGTTTTGGTTTCTTTGCCGTCGCCAACCACAAACGGATGCTTCGAGTTTACAACAACTGTCGAACCATCTTCCAATTCAACTTCGTAAAGATCGTCATCTTTATCCGAAATAATAGAAGCCGTATCGTTTTCAAACTTTCCAGTATCTTGATTAAATGACACTACAGGGTAAGTTTGGCCAAAATTCATATCCTTGAGTTTCATTGGAACCCATTCGTTCACCTTTCCAACTCGAACCTCTTCGTTTTCTTCTAGACATTCGTCCAGTATAAGGATTGCTCCACGCATATATGCCTCAGCAATCGGACCATACTGAAAAACAGTATCTCCGTCAATCAGCCTAAGCCCGCCAAGCAAATCGTCCGCACCAGTTTCACGAGTGAAGTTGAATCGAATACATTCTCGACCCTCTGCCGCGCAAGCCTGCTCGATTCCTGTAGTCTTACCGTTACCAGACAACCCAGTGACAAAAGTGGGAAAGAAACGATTTGCTTTGATGATTGCTCGAAAGTCTGAAAAGTTGCCCCAACGGATGAAGTTTGGATCTTTGTCGATGGTGTAACGTGTTTCCGTACTACGGATAGCTTTGATACCACCGACCATTTCGACTTCAGCCTTTGGTTTTACCGCTATTGGTGTTTCAACTAGCTGACTCTGATCTACTGTCTGAGTCTTGGTTACTTGTTGTTCCGATACAATATATGTCGCGCCGCGCTTCTCTGACGTTTTGTTATTCCAAACCTGTTTTGGAACCCGGTAATCATATTTCTTAGCAAACTCAACAATCTTTCGACGACATAATTCGTTGGTTCCATATTCAGCAAGAACGCCCTTTTCAAAATCTGTAATTGATACTTCTTGTGCCATAATTAAATCTCCTGTGGTTTGTCTCTGTCAATACAATAAGTCTAGACTCTTTTAACCTGTTTGTCAAGCGTTAATTGATATAAACCGCATTTTCGTCGGGCCTGAAAAAATAGTCGTCTTCTGGATAGTTGTCGACAGTAGCAAGCAAAGATTGTTTGGTTACCTTGAGGTATCCAATTCCTTCAACATAAGCAAAAACGTCTTTGGCTCTTTTCACTTGCTTTTCAAAATCTGTAATTGATACTTCTTGTGCCATAATTAAATCTCCTGTGGTTTGTCTCTGTCAATACAATAAGTCTAGACCCTTTTGCTCTGTTTGTCAAGCACCTATCCGAGCAGTTCAGCAAAGTATGTAACAAACACTATCGACTTGGCTTTAGCGCGGGCTTTCTTTGTGAACGATCGACCAGCAGCTTTTCCTTCTTCGATTTCCATGTCAGCGACATCGGAAAGCCGATCTTCGTCAGTCATGTAAAAATAGGCATCAACAACGTCGCTCATATAATCAACTTTCACAATACCTTCTGCTTTCAATTCAGAAAAGTCTTTGGCATTAACAATATAACGAAAATCTTTTCTTGTGGCGATAAACATTGTTCCAATTGATGATTGTGTACGATCTTTGTATATTTTATAAGCCGACCTCATATCGGAACTTTCGTGCTTCTTTTTGGTTTTAGTGTCAAACAATTTTCCATAAAAAACTAGAAAATCTTTGTCTATTTTAGGATCAATGTTTTTCTTAACCGGATAGTGTGAAGCACCATCAGTAAGAAACAATGTGCTAACGCGTTCGATTTGATTTTTTGATTTCCAGCGAATAACGTCATCGCTGACCACCATTGCTGTAGTTGACATTGGAGTCATTCCAGAAATATCATAAAACCATGTCGGGGCATGTGTCAACAATTTAATGACGCGAACAAAATCAGATTTTGAAACTTTGATTGATGTGTCAATAATCTGAAAAATAACAGCTTTGCCAATGTTGATTTCCTGCTCAGAAACATCAAATTTCTTGGCATCAAATCCACGCCATCGTGCTGTCGTAAACCCATATATTTTCAATGGGATGTTAGCCTTTCTAGCAAACAGCGCCAAAACAGCAGCTTGTTTGCACGTGGCATCTATTCGGCTCTCCATTGAATACGAAAAGTCTATCAGCAGCACCAAACCATGATTCTTTCCTTTTGGTAAGATTTCATCTTTCAAGAATAGGTCATCTTTAAATTTATATTCTGACAGCAAATTCACATCAAGTTCCCCAGTAGATGCGATTTTACTCTTCGAAAATAGAGAAGCCCGTTTTTTCATGTCGAATTGTTTACAAAGCAAAGCTACCTGAGCCTTAGCATCATTGATAAATTTCGCAGTTCTGTCATCTGAATCAAGAAGCAAAACCACATTGCTGACATATCGACGATGTATGCCAGTACCATACGTGATACCGCCTTTTGTATATTTCATTTTCTTCTCGAGAAATTCGATAACCCCGTCTTTGTGGATCAAATCTTCTGGAAAACTTCCAACCATAGCAACATCTTCACTTTTCTTTTCTTTATCTACCATTTCATTGAAAGCGTTATCTAGTTGATCTTGAGTTTCTGATTCTGGCTCAAATTCTTCTTGAATCGTCTCGCCGTCAAGCTGACCTGATGGTTTGACTTCGTCAGTTTCTTCTTCGTCAGTTTCTTCTTCGTCAGCATCAGATTCTTCAACTTGACTTTCTTTCTGTTCTTCTGATTCGTCTTGGGATTCCTCTTCATCCACTTCAGACTCTTGTTTTTCGCTTTCTTCTGACTCTTCGTCAGTTTCTTCTTCGTCAGCATCAGATTCTTCAACTTGACTTTCTTTCTGTTCTTCTGATTCGTCACTATCGCGGCGAATTTCTTTTGTAGTTTCTGGTTCTTCATTTTGCTGTTGATTTTTCATGAACTCTTTGATTTCTTCACATAGTGACAGCACATCTTCAAATGACGTCGTAAGGAAAGAACGATCAACCAACTTTTGTTCTTCATCAGAAAAATGAACACTAGGAGCGTTTTTAGAATCTTTGGTCTTAGCATAAACATTCAAGCGATCTAGAAAATTCTTGGTGTTGATTCCATCTTCATTACAACCAAAAAAGTTTTCGCTCCATAAGTATTCATACATTTTTGAAATGTAATTGGCAGAACCGCGAAATTTACGCTTGATCAACTTCTCAATGCGTATATCTTCGACAATGTTCAGAATCGGGGTAACTTTTTCTACCGCTGGTGTGTGAATAGCATGCGAAATTTCATGTGCTACGAAACCAAATCGTACACACTCTGGTGAGTCTTCTACAAATGTTGGCATTGCTAATGTTCTGGATACGGGATTGAAACTGGCGGTTTTAGCATTTGAGAAGATGACGTTAATATCTTCTGCGGCCATCATTTTAGCCAGCAATTCAGTTTTCTTTTTCATAATATAATCACCTCAATTTCTCTTTCAATAAGTTAAGTCTAGACCCTTTCGATGATTATGTCAAGAGATATTTCTCTAACCACTTTCGATAGCATATAACATTCAAAAGATGCTTTACGTTATATCCTTCTACATGTAGTTCCCACAATTTGTTTTGCATTGATTTCATTTCATGTGGATGATCAATATATTTCAGCATCACGCCGTAAATTTCTCTGTTCATTTTTTCGTGTCGATTATGTGGATCACAATAATTAGTTATCCAAAAAATATCAGACATTTGAACTCCTTAATTATAGTATTGTTAGTCATGTTATCCTTCGTCAATAAACTAAGTCTAGACTATATCGATGTTCTTGTCAAGAGGTTTCTTCGACAATGGTGAAATTATTTTGCAATTTGAAAGTAAGATGCTTGTCGAAGGCGTCGGAATCGAATATATTTTGATCATGAGAAATAACAATCACATTGGTTTTATCCAAATTTCCAACTATTTTCATAAACGCGGCCACACCATTGTCGTCTAATGAAGACGACCCAATTTCATCTAGCACAAGAAGATTACACGCTGATGAATTTCTAAGCCTTGATAAATCACGCCATGCGAACATTAAGGCCAAATCTATACGGCAGCGCTGCCCCGCAGAGAAATTATCATATGAAAATACGTCTCTATACCGTGATTTCATTGTCTCGTTGAACTCTTCGTCAAATGTAAACTCACAAGGGAACTCTAATATCTCAAGATACTTGCGAATCAGCGAATTGATCGTTGGTAAATACTGCTTGATTATTTTGGTCTTGATGCCAGAATCTTTCAGCAACGAATTTATAGTTCTAAGATATTGTGTATTATCTACCAATTCATCCCGTTCTAATTTTGTTTTCGTCAATTGATCTTCAATTTTTTGTATATCAGATAAAATAGATTCATCATTTTCATCATTAGACGATGACATATTTCGTAAATCGAGTTCTATCACGCGTATATTTTCAGCGATAGCATCTATTCTGGTATGACTATTTGAAATATCAATGTTCAAATTGAGTATATTTTTTTCTATTGCTGTTATTTCATCTAATCTACTGTCAAATTCGTCAAGCATTTCTGTTGCTTTGTCTATGGCAGTCTCTAGGGATTTTGATTCTTCCGCCGATTCCTTCACTGTATTTGCTCGAAAGTTGTCGTCTATTTCCTGCTGACATGTAGGGCAAGACGAATTATTCTGTACGAATTTTGTATGTTTTTCAAGACGATATTTCTTTGCTGAAATTTCCGTCATGATTTTGTCTAGTTCTGACCTATTTTGTCTTTTTGCCGCAGCATCAGAAATTTTCTCATTGTTCAATGCGATTTCGTCGGTTGCTGCTATGATACCAGATTCAATCCGTGTAATATCAGTCTTCAAACTTACAATTCTTTCTTGCTTTTCTTTGATTAGTGTCTCTTTCTTCACGCTAATGTCAGCTAAATGCTCTTGTTTTAGCTTGATAGAGTTTTTCAACAACGATATTTCTGAAATCAGATCGTTATATTGCGTGCTAAGAATGGTTGATCTACCACGAATCAGTGTTGAAATTGTGGTGAAAACTTGAATGTCGAGAATTTCTTCTACTACAGTTCTACGTTGTTTCGCTGGCAACATCATGAACGGGATAAAGGAAGTCGAGTTTAGAAGCATCAATTGCTTTGCTACAGCTTCATTCATTTTTAGAACAGAATTTTCAAGCCAGTTTTGATAATCTTTGATTGACGCTGGGGGTTCTCTCAAAATACCATCGACATAAATTTCAAAAATGTTTGGCTTGATACCACGAACGATCTTATAGTTTTTCTTGCCGTCTCGAAGTTCTAGTGTGACAAGCAAGTCTTTCTTGTTGATAGAATTAACAATCTGTTCTTTCTTCAATTTTCGAAGGGTCTTGCCGAACATAGCGAAGAACAAGGCAGAATTAAATGTCGACTTGCCATGCCCATTTTTTCCAGTGATTCCAGTACATCGACTGTCAAAATTCAATTTAATAGGCACATTACCAGTAGACAGAAAATTACGATATTCTACGCTTTTGATGATTAGCAAAGTTTCTCCTAGTTTTCCCGACTGATATCGACGGCTTCTTGATATAATTCAGTGAGTATTCTCTCTGTTTTGTCTGGGTCAAGTCCTTCTGTTTCGGCGGTGGCCCTAGCTGCACGCATCAGTACATTAAATGTATCTACGCCATCGATGGATTCTTGATCTATTCCTTCTACCACAGTAACATCACTTTCGACAATTGTCAGATTCAATGGCTTCACGCTATTTATCTTGGAAACAACAGATTCAAATTTAGAAATATCGTCTCTGTCTTTCACAATCAATTTGACAATAGTATCACTCAATTCTTCGAAATCGTATCCAGAATAATCAACAGTAGAAGCATAGAATACTTTGTGAAACATTTTGTCTGGATTTTCGATGAATGACAATTCCTGTGTATCGGTATCGAGAACATGAAATCCTTTAGGGTCAGCAAAATCAGCCCAAGTCATTTCGTATGGTGTTCCGACATATTGAATATTCCCTGTAGTTGACCTATGATGAAAATGACCAGATAACACACTAGAATAATTATCAAACAGTTTTGTATCCATCCCGCACTTGCTTAGTAACCCTGCTTGTATTTCAAATCCAGAAAATTCGAAATGTCCAACACAAATTGACGATGAAGTTTTAGCCACAAAATCTTCTGTCTGAGCAAGATTCTCTTTGGTTATCCACGGAAAAAAGTCTATATTCAATCCATCAAAATTGACAGTAGTTGGGTCGTTGTAAATATGGACACCTTTTCGCCAATCAAACAATTCTGTGATAGAATTTACTTTGGTAGAATGTCTATAGTAAATATCATGGTTACCGGGGAACGTATGAATTTCACAACCCAGTTCATGTAGTTTGTCAAAGAAATCTATAGATACGCGGTTCAAAGTCTTATAATCAACATTTTTTCTTCTATCTAAGAAGTCGCCTGTTTGAATAATAGCTTTGATGTTATTTTCTTCGATATACGGAAACAGTATATTATCATAGAAACGCTTAAAATAATTGTAGAAATTATCCGAATCATTTCGAATTCCATAATGTGCATCGCCGACGATAGGTATGATCATGCTTTAGTAACATCGATAGTATTAGGTTGGGCTGATTGTTTTGGCTTTCTTGGTTTCTTTTCTTTATCTGATACCAGTTCCACGTCATAAAAGTTTCTCAAAAAATCTCGATAGCCATTAGAATAATCTTCAGCATTGTCATGACCCTGTGTATTGGATTCAGCGCCAATGGCTAGAACTCCAGATTGCTGAACCATCTTTGCCTTTGTAGCGAACTGCTTTTTCTCTTTGTTGATTCGATGAATAGCAGAAAAATACGCAATTTGCGTATAATAACCAAATGGATTTTTCGACTTCTCGGGGTCGAAATTCTTGGCATATCTCATACAATTTTCTATAGCATCAGACACAAATTCTTCTCTATAAGAATAATTCAAGAAATTTGGGCGCATCATCAGTCGTTTACAAATTAACAGAATCATCTTTCCCAGTTCTTCCGGCATACGAGGGTCATCTTCGCCAGCATCACGCGCTTTCTGAATTTCATTTTTCCAGTCAGTTACGACCTCAAGCATTTTTTTGTTATCAACGTAATGTTCTGGCTTCTTTTTCTTCTGTGTCATATCTTTGTTTACTCCAATTGATTTATGCTACACTATTATTTTGTACTTGTCAAGAACTTTATTTAATACAATTCTAGCCCCTAGAGTGTGTCTAGAAACAATTTGAATTTCTTTTTGATACCAACATACTAGAAAGAAACTAAAATGGCTTAGAATCAATTTAACAGATAAACTCTTTTTGCCGCCCGTGTAATAGCCACGTATAATAATTTAGAAGCAATATCAGATCGAATAATATCTCTAAAGTCGATAAACACTTCATCAACTGTGCTTCCCTGTGATTTGTGAACAGTCACAGAATGATGAAAAGAAACGGGAACGCTTGATTCCTTAAATCTGTAATAAGCTCTCCAGCCTTTCGAAGTACCATCAAAAGTTGCCACTCTTGTCATTTCATCTAATCTATTTTTCACATCACTATAGTCAATCTTTGTGTTGAATTTCAAACCATCTTGTGTTGTAATAGCACAGAAGTCTATTCCGCCTATTTCTTTTGATGAAACTTTATCTACCACATGAATAGAATTGTTTCCAGCAACAATCGAACGCTTCTTGATCAATGGAGCATTTAGAATCAAAGTTTCACCACGTTCAAATGACGTCGGTGAATATCCTAAGAAATTTCTAACGTCTGCTGCTTGACAATCCACTCTATTATTAGTCCATGCTACGAAAAGAACAGATTGACCAGTTTTAACCTTGTCGAAAAACATTTTATCAAAATTAGTGTTGTTCAAAACTTCTATATCAGGAAATTCATCAAAATCTCTAATTGATGGAACATATCCATCTTCTATATATTCCCGCATTTTGACTGAACAATCTACAATAGAATTAGTGTGACGAACAATCTTGTCCAGAGTGAATTTATTTGGCATGAATAAAGCATTAGACCTTTCCTCGCCGACTGGAGGTAATTGATACGAGTCACCAACAAATATAAACACAACATTCAATTCTTTTACCACTTCTGCTATAAGACCAAGCATTTCATTATTGATCATCGATGCTTCATCACAAATGACTACTTCACCTTTCTTGACTTTACGAGGCACGTCTCTATCAATGACATATTTTTCTTTACCCGTTCTATAGTCGATTTGTGGTTTCATACCAAGTAACGAATGGATTGTAGAAACTTCTTCGAACGAATTATTTTCGAGAACAGCAACAGACTTATGAGTTGTAGAACACAGATGAACAGTTTTACCGTTGTGTCGAAGTTCATCAACAAGAAATTCAAGAATAAATGTTTTACCTGTTCCCGCCGGAGCATCTAGACAACAATGATGACCAGATAGAGTCTTGTCTATAATCTTGTCTATAATCTTCTGTTGATCTAAAGTCGGTTTATTATTCATTGACGTAAGTCTACACCATATTGATGATCTTGTCAAGAGAAATAATCCATATTTGCGAAGCCGAAGGCGTAGCTTCCGTAGCGCAGCGAAGGAAAAGTCTAATGTTGTTGACTGTTGTCCAGATGTTGTTAATGATTGTTCTACACTATACAATGAAGAAAATAACACGTTCGGAGAGCGAAGCTCGAAGTGCCGAAGGCGTAGTTTAGAGTTGTCAAGATACTGTCCAGATCCTTGTTCGAAGTGCACAGGTGTCCTAACTAGCAGTCCAACTGCGCTAATCACGTTTACCGTGATCTAATGACGCTGAATAAAACCAAAGTCTAAAACCTCTTGAGCAACTCTGGCTACGCCAAATGTATCTAACAGCGCTGAATTGTTTCCTTCGCTGCGCTACGGAAGCTACGGTTGCTACGCAACCGCGCAGTTATCTATTTCTTTTATTGATCTTTTCTATCAATCTCTATGTCTACTTAATGTACTCGAAGCATTCTAGCAGTTTCGAAACAAGAAGTCAAGAGATTTCTTTCAATTTTCGATAAAAAGATTTTTATGCCTTTTCGATTAAGTATAATGTACAATCGCCATAAATGTGTAAAAACATATAATACTAAATAGATATATGAAACGAATTAAACTGTCAAAATGGGCAAAAGAAAACGGCTACACATACACTGGAGCTTATCAATTGTTGAAACGTGGGGATTTTCCTGATAATTATGTACAATTGCCGTCGGGTACAATTCTAATTGAAGTTGACAGCGAAGTCGAGACAGATGTTCGTACTGCTATTTACGCGCGAGTTAGTTCTTCTCAAAATCGCAATAATTTGGACAGCCAAGCAAAACGTCTAGAAGATTTTTGTTGTTCTAATGGCTGGGTAGTCAATATCGTGACGAAAGAATGTGCTTCTGGGTTAAATGACAATAGACCAAAACTGATTTCTCTTTTGTCTGACCCAACAATAGGGAGAATTGTTGTCGAGCATAAGGATAGACTGACACGATTTGGATTTAATTATATAGAAACTTTATTTGCCGGTGAAATCGTTGTTGTGAACAGAACACAAGAGGAAAAAGAAATCGTAGAAGATTTAGTTTCTATAATAACTTCGTTCTGTGCGAGAATCTATGGCAAACGCAGATCAAAAAGAAAGACGGCGAAAATCGTTGACGAATTGAACAATGATTAAATCTTCTAAAGTTTCTCTTAAATTCACAAACAAATCGAAGAAACAAACGGTGTCTTCAATCGTTTGTGAATATAGAAATGTTATGAAGAAAACAATTGACTTCTATTGGGGGTACGAAACCCTCCCTAAGTTCGCAACGAGAGACTTCACTGACAATATAACTTCTTGGCTTTCTGCCAGAATGATACAGTGTGCTACAAAACAGGCCATCGGCATCATTAAAGGAACAAAAGCCAAGCAAAAGAAACGTTTATGGATGATTAATAAGTTAGAAATATCAGGCAACATCGAAAAAGCAAACAAGTTAAGAAAAGTTTATGATCGCAATACACCATCTAAGCCAATTTTAGATAAGATAAACTTGGAATTAGATTCTAGGTTTGTTCATATTGATCAAGAAAACAAAACTTCGTTTGACGGATACATAACTCTACGATCAATAGGAAGTAAAATAAAAATTGAATTGCCTTTCAAACGGCACAGACATTTTAATAATTTGCTGACAAGAGGTGAGCTAAAAAAATCTATTAGACTGAACGAAAAGGAAATTACTATGTTGTTCGAAATAGAACCAAGACAAAATGTAGGAACAGAAACTCTAGGCATCGACATTGGAGCAAAGACTCTCATTTCTTGTTCAGACAATCAAGTTTCGAAGATCGACCGCCACGGTCACGATCTCGATTCAATCATGAAAACCTTATCCAGAAAGAGAAAGGGTTCGAAGGCATTTAGAAGGACTCAAGAACATAGAACAAACTACATCAATTGGGCGATCAACCGGCTAAACCTGTCCAGTTGTAAAGAGCTAAAGATAGAAAACATAAAAGACATGAGGAAAGGAAAAACAAGTTCCAGATTCCTTTCTCATTTTACATATCCAGAGATTTTTGACAAGATCGAGGCTCGATGTGAAGAACTAGACGTTCTAGTGACGCACATCAACCCAACTTACACAAGCCAAAGATGTTCTGGATGCGGTTGGACGAAGAAAGCAAACCGAAAAGGAAAAGTTTTTGAGTGCGACAAATGCGGTCATTTAGATGACGCGGATTTGAACGCAGCCAAAAACATTGCTTCACCACTGCGGGCGATCGCGCCCGATCTTCGTAGAAAACAACAAAATAGAACTGGTTTCTATTGGTTGTCTTCTGAACAGGCATCTATAGTTCCTGTTGTCCGAAAAGATAAATTTGTATATTTTATCTGACTATAAGTTTTTCTTATGACTCTATATTCATCGCAACTTCAAACTAAATAATCACATGGCTATTTCAAACGAATCCTATGGACGCAATTATCAATTTCACTTCGGGCGTATCCCTAATGTTACCTATCAGGTTATTAATTGTCCGCTGCCTACTATTTCGATGGGGCAGTCAATTCAACCAACACCTCTACAAGATATACCAGTTCCAGGTGAGAAACTAACTTTCGACCCATGCTCACTAGAATTTGTTGTAGATGAAAATTTTACTTCTTATTTGGAGATTTATAATTGGATGCAGCAGATGCGTGCTGGTTCGTTGGTCAATGGTAGAACAAAAGATATTATTTCTGATGCTACTCTTGATATTTTGACCAACAATCTAACGCCAATTGTATCGTTTGATTTTGTTGGAATGTTCCCCACAATTTTAGGCGAGATACAATTCACTACACAGAACGGAACAGATGTATTGATGGGTTCAGCTACATTTGCTTTCGAACAATTTATTCTTCGAAAATAACGCTTGACATCTACACAAGATAGTGTAGAATAGTCAAATGAATTTAGAGCATATACAACAACAGGTATCACGTGATTTGAAGATAGATCAACTTCATCTTGATTCTGCTGCTGCCTGTGTTCCTATTCTACACTCGAAATATTTACAGATGTTCACAGAAGCACAATTGAACTGTCTGAAATTACAAGCTGAATATGATTCGGCATATAGTGATAAATACCTGTATTATAGAAATGACTATCCTGTTGTGCTGAAAAACAAAGCAGAGATAGACGTTCTGGTATCTGGTGATTCTGAACTACAAGCAAAACGACTGAAATTAGACTATGAGAAAACTTGTGCTAATTATCTCGAATCAGTAATCAAGCAAATCAATGGAATGTCATTTCTGATTCGGGACTGTTTGAAGTTCAAAAAATTTGAGAATGGAATGTAGATGACAGACACCAAACTATTAAAAGGCGACTGCCTAGAACTAATGAAAGATTTGCCTGATAAATCTATCGACTTTATTTTAACCGATCCACCGTATGGAACGACAGCATGCAAATGGGATTATGTAATTCCTTTTGAACCAATGTGGAAACAATTAAATAGAATAACCAAATCTAATGGAGCTATTGTTTTGTTTGGCTGCGAACCTTTTAGTAGCGCATTGAGAATGAGTAACATCAAAAACTACAAGTATGATTGGATATGGGATAAAGGCAAAGGAAGTAACCCGCTATACGCAAAAAAGCGGCCAATGGGGTCATATGAAAACATATTGACTTTCTACAACAAACAACCAATGTATAAACCAATAATGAGAACAGGAAAATCTTACAAAGGTCCCAAAACTGGCGGAACACATACGAATTCTATTGTAGGCAACAACGGTAAACAAGGGAATTTCAAACAGAAAGGCAATCTTTCTGGTGAATATTATCCCTTGTCGATTCTAAAATTTTCTATTCATTGTGGTAGTAAATTACACCTACTCAGAAACCAGTAGAATTGTTGAAATATCTAATAAAAACATACACAAACGAAGAAGAAACGGTTCTAGACTTTACGATGGGCAGCGGTTCGACCGGAGTCGCAGCAAAAAAACTCAATCGAAAATTTATTGGAATTGAACAAGACGAAAAATATTTTGATATTGCTGATTCACGCATCAATTCTACTTCGATAGAACACAATAGTTATACTTCTATTGATCGGTTTTTCTGATGACAGAAATAGTAATTCATAAGAAAAACGATGTCTACGCTTATATTGAGTGTGATAGAGGAATTGCGGAAGAATTAAACGATTTTTTCAGCCTTCTAGTGCCGGGGTATCAGTTCACACCGAAGTTCAAGAACAAATCCTGGTCTGGAAAAATACATTTGTTCCGTTCAAACGACAGGACAATCTACTTAGGTCTGGCTTCTTATGTTGCCGAATTTGCTCGAGATCGAGACTATTCTTGTTCTATAGACAAAAATGTACTCGAGCAAGATTCAAGAATCAATAATAAGCTGGTCAACAAATTCATAGATAGCCTTGACGTACATTGTAAAAGGGTAAAAATTGATCCGTACGATTATCAAAGAAATGCCTCTGTTCATGCGTTAAAAAACCGACGTTGTATTCTGAAAAGTCCTACGTCTAGTGGAAAATCCTTAATTATTTACATACTTACACGTTTTTTGCAGAAATTATCCAACGATAAAATCTTCATTATTGTACCTACCACTGGATTAGTTTATCAGATGTATTCCGATTTTGAAGATTATTCTAGCGAAGATACGTGGGAAGCAGAACAAAATTGTCACCAAATCATGTCTGGTAGAGATAAACAGACAAATAAACAGGTTGGCATAACAAATAAACAGGTTGTCATAACAACCTGGCAGTCGGTTTTCCGTATGCCCATGTCTTACTGGAATACCCCTTATGTTGACGGTGGTATGATGCCTCAGGCGGTGATCGTCGACGAAGTTCATCTCGCAACAAGCAAATCCCTACAAGGTATAATGGAAAAATTGCCAAACTGTGCTTACCGATATGGGCTGACTGGGACATTAGATAATCTTGCTACAAATCAACTCACACTTGAGGGCATGTTTGGAAAGGTCTTTGATGTTATTTCAACCAGAAAGCTAATGGACGACAAACAAGTTGCTTCTTTGACAATCAAAGCAATCATGCTTGATTATACACAAGAAGAAAAACAGAATATGAAAGGGGTAAAATATCAAGACGAAATGAAATGGTTATACACCAACAATCGTCGGAATGATTTTATCGCCAAACTGGCGGCAGTGCAAAAGAAAAACTCTCTATTGCTGTTCAATCACAAATCACATGGTAGAGAAATATACAACAAAATTGTATCATTAGTTGGAAACAAAAGAAAGGTATATTTCATTGATGGTGGAACGAAAGCTGAAGAACGAGATGCTATTCGACAGAGATTAGAAAACGAAAATGATTCTATCTTAGTCGCTTCGATAGGAACCACGAGCACTGGGGTGTCCATAAAACGTATTCATTCTGTATTTTTCTGCTCACCAACCAAATCGAAAATTCGAACACTTCAATCTATTGGTCGCGGACTTAGAATCAGTGCTGAGAAAACATCAGTGACTTTGTTTGATCTGTGCGACGATTTATCGTGGAAGAATCACAAGAACTATTCTATGAAACATTTTGTTGAGCGTGCCCAGTATTACGACAAAGAAAAATTTGACTACGATATCACGAGGATTTCGATATGAACATTGATCTAACACTAGAACAAATTTCAACGATTCGATGGGCACTACATTTTCATAAAAGAGATATGGAAAATTGTGTACCAGTCACTAAAGTTCATTCTGAGAATATTAAATATCAATTAGACATCATAAATGAAACTCTAGTTGAATTACAAGAAGAGAAAGATCACCCCTGATTCTTAGTTGTCTGTGTTACATTTCTAGCAGCGCACAGTTCACGAACATTTGGAACATATCGATTTCTAAAACTGCCTTGATGACCAACCACTAGATGACACTGTGGTTTCCTACATAGCATTATCATATTATTTTCATCTTCTGCTAACTCTGGGGCAACAGAAACAGGTTTAATATGATGAACGTCTACTCTATTTGTTCTTCCACACCACGCACATGCTTTATGTGTTTTCCTAAAATTTCTAATTGCTCTATGATAAGCAGTCAGACGTCTGGCATGTTTTGTTGCAAGTGTAGGATTTCTAACAATAGAACGGAAGAATTCGAAAATCATGTGATAGAACTTCTAATAGCAATAGACAAAGCAAATCCTTCGTGAATTTCATCACCAACTTTCCAGAAGTCCCGATGACCTGAACCATTTGAATCCATAATTGGTTTAGGATTTTTAGCCCACAACTTCGGGCCATAAGCGATCCTTAGATATTTTGGCCCGATCTTTTTGATACTGTAGTAAAATTTATGTTCGACACCATCAATTGTCATTTTTGATCTAAATGTTCCGAGTTCATGTTCCATGTCTTTGTTGCGCCATACGCTTTGAATAATACCATTAGCGCCATACGACCAGCCTAAATTGTGCGCTGGATTTCTAATAGCCAACCAGTAATATCTTGGAAATTTCCGCGTGAACGCGTTAGACGGCATAGTGATCCATGGATTTTTGAGAAAATCGTAACCTGTTCCATCTTGTGTATTACCAAAAATAGAATCCAGAAATTTCAACTTTTTGGAATTGAAATTAGTGAATAATAAAATGAATGGTAGAAGTACGATGCCTGTGGCGCATGCTAGTAGTAGTTTGATTGTTTTCATGATAGTATTTAGCTACAAATAATATGCTTGAAATACTGTTAGAGGTGAAGTGGAGCGTAATAGATGTAGTTTAAGCGTTTACAAGTCATAGTCAGATAAAACGAAAGTTTCAGTCCCCACTCCACAAATACGATAGAATCCCAATTCATGTGCCATTCCCAGTTCCGTGTTTGTCTTGAAATCAAAATCGGGATATTTCTTCCTAAGATTATTCTTTTGAAATGATCTTCGATTGATTCGATGAAGTTTGTTGGCATTAACGTATGTGTAATTGGCTTTGTTCACAGCAATAGAAACAAATCCGTTTTTTCTATACACATCACCATTGGAGTAAGCTAAATCAGCATAAGAAACAATACCGCCAGCGTGTTCTCTTCTAAATGCCGCAAGCAACTTTGAAAATCCACCGACGATAGACGTTCCTTTCAAGCACGCAAATCTCAACAATTCGAAACCATATTTTGGGTTTTCTCTAAATGTCATAACAGCCACCAACTCATCTTCAAAGAATAGTCCATATTTGTATTTTGAACTATCTTTTTTCTGTAGATGAGCAAGATTCAGAAATTCGTTTTTTGTTGTGACATCTATTTCTTTTGTTTTACACTTTCTAGCGTATAACCTTCTTTCTGATAATCCCATCAAACTTTTGATTCTTGATTTCCAAATATCCTTTTTGTATTTCCAGTCATCTTCGAAAATGTGATATAGATCAACCCCCTTTTCTTTTGCTTTGGTGGTTTTGTTATAATGAAATAATCGTTCCTTAAATATTTCTGAATGATAATACACGCCATTGAATTCGAAACCTACATTGAGTTCTGGGAGCAAAATGTCTATTTCGCACCCACCTAAGATTGATCGATCTGATGATTTTATTTCGCCGTCGTAAAAACTTTCAACGAACGCTTGGACTTCTAGTTCGCCCGCACTTCTTTTCACAAATTTTCTAGGCCAACTATTACATGGCTTAGTTTCGATTCCATGAATTTTGTAATATTTTAGAACAATATCGGAGTTACACTCTAGTTTTTTCGCTATATCAGCCGCCGACATTTTTTCGGATAAGTCATACAAAAAATCTCGATTTGATAAAATCGACTGAACTTCGAAATATCTGTCCCCGTTGTAATTTCTCTCTGGAATTTCATACTTTTTGAGTTGTTTTTTTAAAGAGACCGCAGGTATATTCATTTCTTCAGCAATAGATTCGTACGATCTCTCAAGATTTATTCTTTGCTCATATAACCAATCTCGATCATCCATTTTTTCATGATATTTTGCTGACGCTATTGATCGACATTTGTCGGAACATACTTCCGCAAACTTGTAATGATGACTAACTAACGGCAAATCTTTGTCACAAATTGGACATTTTGGAATACTGTCTCTGTTTTCTGCGACAAACATAATTCTATCTTTCAGACATGGGTTCAATACATTTAATATGGAAGTTTCTTCAATGAGTTTCGGCCTTAGCGGATGCCTCACTATTTTGTTTGCTGATTTATTTCTGTTTTCTACGCAAAACTCGTACAAATCTTGATCATAAATAATTGGCATGCTGAAACTCCTCTATAGTTTTAGAATGGTTGGAAGCTGATACTTCGTGAACCATACATCTATTTAGCATAAGACGAAAGTCTTTGAGCCTGCGCCATATACTCTGTAATAACCAAGTTCGTGTGCCATTTCTAACTCTGTATTTGTTTTGAAATCAAAATTGGGAAAATTCTTTCTTAGATTATCCTTTTGAAAATTTCTTCTATCTATTCTTTTGCCTGTATTTCCGCCGGAATGATACCAGTAATTTCCTGTGTAATGTGCTTCTTCTTTAAAACCATTAGTCTTGTACACATCACCATTCGAGTAGGACAAATCAGCATACGAAACAATACTTCCTTGATGTTCTTTTCTAAAGTGGGCTAGCAATTTAGAGAACCCACCGACAATTGCCGTGTTCAGTAAACAAGCAAATCTCGACAAAGTATAGTTGTATTTTGATGATTTTGAGAAAGTCATAACCGCTACTAAAATACCTTCGTTCATAAGACCATATTTCCATGTTGATCTATCTGAACCTTGTAAATGATTGCTGTCTAAAAATATATTTTTCTCTTTTGCTGGTAATTCTACAATCTTTGTTTTTCTGGCGAATATTTTATGTTCTGTTTTACCTAGCAGATTGGCTATTCTGGACTTCCAAATTTTCTCATTAAAAACCCAATCGTCTTCCCAGATGTGAAATAGTGTATAACCCTTCTCGGCGGCCAGCGCCGTTTTGTTAACATGAAAATCTTTATCTTTGTTTAGTTCAGAATGATAATATAGCCCGTTGTATTCAAAGCCAATCTTTTTCGATTCAACTAAAATGTCGATTTCTTTGTGGTTTAAAATTGACCGGTTCGAGTGAGTTGCCTCGGGAATAAGCGAAATAATATATTCAAATACACTTATTTCCCCATAACTTCTGCCCGGATTTTTCTTAGGCCCTCGTAAACCTTCTTCTATTTCATATTGAGTTATCTTTCCCCTTACGTGATCTACAGTAACATGAAGCAACTTCGATATTTCGACAACAGTCATTGTTTTGTGAAGAGCCAGCAATTTCGCGCTATTGGTCAACAAAGAACCTCTGCGGCTAGACCAATAAGAATTGGCTTTCCTATCAATTCCCAAAGTTTCTAATCGTTCTATTATACAAGAATGACCTACTCCAATCAATTTTGCCATTTCCTTGATTGTATGATTTTTGTATAAATCAACAAGTCTGTCTTTGTTGTTTATTATTGATAAAATATCTTCGTCAAATATCTTTTGCTTTTGGTTTTCCGTTGGTATATTAAACCGTTCAAGAGCCAGTTTTAATCTTGGCATTCTAACATCTAACTCTCTGGCAATTTCTTCATATGATCTATGCTTTGTTATGCGCTGTTCGTAAAGCCACGACTTGTCGTTCAATAATGGATTAAGTTTCGAACGAAATATATCTTTACATTTTTCTGAACAGAATTTACTAAAACGGTGTCGGCCTTTGTCTTTTGACAAAATGTTATCATTGTTACAAATAGGGCATTTTGGTATTTTTGTAATGTTGTACGATACCATCCATATTCTGTCTTTTGTGTTCGGATGCTGACTATCAAGCCACGACGTAGCTTTCAATAGAGTCTCGAACATCGTACTCTTTTCTATAGTTTTTGCTTTTTTGTGTTTGTGATCTAAACAGAAATCAATTAAATTTTGATCATAAATAGATTCAGTCATTTGGCAGTGTCTCCTGCTGATTGATTAGAAGCCTTGAAGTGTTAGCGCACTTTGAGGCTTTGTTATATCTATTTAGCAAATTCATAATTTTCATTCTATATTAAACTCGTCAATAAGTCAAGACAAATTTTAGACAAAGAAAAAGGGCAGCCATTGCTGGCCGCCCTTTCGATTTAGCGTTTGTTACTGCTTAGGTATAATTAAATACCAGCTACAGCAAATCTGCGATAATAACCATTAGTACCAGCAGCACCGGTGAAGAATGGATTGGTGGTTAGGCCATAACGTGACGCGATCCCAACCCTTGGTTGAAAGTCGTCAGAGCCAACCGTTTTCAAGAACTGTAATCCTACGTATGGAGCATAGTAGATACCAGCGTCATACACGTTTGCGCCCTTATAACCGACAATAACAGAATTACCAACAGCATATGGATCGATGAAAATCTTGAAACGATTACCTAGTACACCAGCATAAGTGACACCCAAGAAATCCTGAGTATTCATGCTACCGGGAACGTCGGACAATGTATTCTTCAAAGTAGTAACCTGTTCAAGCGCAGCAGCTACTAGCGGAGATACAATCAAAGTATTACCAACACCGCGACGGGTATCAAGCGCAATCTGAGTTGCTTCCTTAACAATCTGCATATACAGATTCTTATATTTTTCCATTTCCCAGCGCCCATCTGCGTCGCCTAGTACAGCCAAGTTGAATGTACCGGCAACAGCAGTACCAACAGCGCCAACTTTGGCCTGCGAAGTGATAGTACCAACAAGTTCGCGGTTGATTTCACCGATTACTTCTGTGGATAAGATGTTTGAAAGTTCTGCCTCAGCATCTAGTCCGTGGATAGCTTTCAAATCCTGTGCTAGTTCCAGAGTATATTTTGCTTTTAGCTTACGAGTCTTAGCTTCAACGGATACTTTCTGAATCTCGAAGCTCATTTCTGGCCAAGGATTAGCACCTGTAACTGGAGCATTGAATGCCGCAGTACCAGCAGCCTGAGCAGCAGTAACACCCGCCTGACCATTAGTTCCAAGAACTTCGCCAGCAGCAGTAGTAGCAGCAGCGCCAGTACCATCACCAGTAAAGGTGTTATCTGGAGCGTTTAGAGCAAATGCTTCTGTAGCTGTACCACCGTTTGAACCGGCACCGCCGTAGTAAGATTTCATTGCGAAAATCAAACCAGTAGGCATGGACATAGGCTGTACGCCAACTAGATCATGAGCGATCAGTGAAGGCATTGTGCGTCGAATCATTGAGATTAGTACAGGGTTGAAAGTACCATCTGTAGGAGCAGCCGCGCCAAATGCGGTTGACGTATTAGCAGCTTCACTCATGGTTTCGCGAGCTGTATTTTCCAATACGATTGTAGTGGTATTGCGAATGTTACGGTCGGTAATTGGTGCTACGCCTTCCGCTTCCAGTACGCCCTTCCACTTTTCTTTTACTTCTTCTGACAATAGAGCTTTGGTTGTCATGTTGTGTTTCTCCTTTATATTAAAAAGTATTTTATTTATTTAGCAAAGTTACGTTTTTGCTCACATATCGGTGGAAAGCATACGAACAACTTCGGACAGGTCGTACTTGTCTTTGGGTTTATCATCTACTTCTTCATCTAGTTTTTCATCAGACTTTGAATCTTTGAAATAACTTTCTTTGAGCGTAGTTACTTTTTCAGCATAATCTTCTACTGAATCGGCGTCTACGTTCTCCGCTAGTTTTTCTAGTTTTTCAATCTGTGTATCAGTCAAACCTTCTGAGAGTTCAGCGAATTTCACCGTTTTCTTAGCTTCGAGAATTTTCTTCTTAGCTTCGATGTTGATTTCGATTTCTTCATCCAGTTTGGCTTCAAGTGATTCCACTTTGTCTGCCAGACCTTCAACAATATCCCAGCGATCTTCTGGTGCTTTGATATAGTGAGTCTTGAGCAATTCGGCAATACCATCCGCGAATGATTCGTTCATTTCGGATTTGATTCCTGATTCGATTGCTAGTTTATTTTCTTCAATCCATTCGGAAACAACATGATCAAGATAGCCGTCTACTTTTTCGATCAGCTCTTTTTCAGTTTCTTCCTTGACATATTCAGCGTAGTCTTCTGCCTGTTCTTGAATGATTGCTTTCTGTTCATCTACGCGAGTAGAAACAGCCGCTTCGAAAATAGTCTTAGCTTTGGCTACGAATGCTTCAGATAAATCTTCGCCTTCTACCAATGCCGCAATATCTTCGTCAAGATTAGATACAACAGTATCTTCATCTAAACCTTCCTTGATTTCTGATTCGTCAACGATTCCTACAATTTCGCCATCTTCAAACAGCTTTGTTGCTTCATCGAGCGACAATTCGAAATCACAATCTGGACAAACATGTTTGTCCTCGCGTAAATCCATTTCAGATTCACACTTCTGACATACGAATTTCATATAGTTACTCCTTTGTTTTGTTTTATTTAGCATTTAGTAAATGTTCAAATATTGCTTGAACGATAATATTGTAGATTCATTGGGTTTATTGCCTCTTGCAGCACCATAGGCTCTTGACAATTTCAACAACGATACGGCTGGCATATCAACAACTAGAACATTCAATTTCATCTTTGGGTCAATCAGAATAGACGTCGCGGTTCTATGGTGACCATCAATCAAATAATGATCTTTTGATGCGATCAATTTTGTTTTCTTAACGATCTTCAAGAACCCTTCGATTCCTGATGTTGTAATTTTATCACCAAAAGCGGCATCAAGATAAATCTGTTGCTGAATTGGAATCAATTTACCTGCGGCAATTTTCTCAATACTCGTTTTGATTTTGTCATCATTTTCATCACCGTCATGTTTACCCGCTTTGACGAACTCTTTGGCTTTATTACCAGTCAACCCGTCAGGAAATAAATTCTTAGGGTCAGTTGATTTAGCGAACGGCTTGTGTAGATCGAACTGACCTTTTTCTAATGCCTTCTGAAAATCTTTTACTTGACGATTAGGAATCCTTGGCATATCCTTTCTTAGAGTATGCCCTTTGCCGGCCCATGTCTGTAGTAATTTATAGTTGGCATCGAAGTTTGGAAACTGGTCATCCAGAGTTCCAAATTTCTCCATACGCTTTGAAACGTATGCTCTAGCTTGATATAACGATGTCGAAATTACTTCTAATCTTTCGATCATGAGAAAATGCTAGAAAACGCTTTCAATTTTTCTTCTTCTAAGTGGCGACGATTGACACGAAGAATCTTTTTACGAATAACGTCTGTCTTTTCTTCTGAACCAACTTTAGCCCATGATTCACATTCTACAAGACCATCTACAAAGCAATCAATTCCAGATGGGTCTGTCACAGCGTCAATACAAATCAATCGGAAATCTTCATTGACATATTTTGTGCCTTTATCTTCACGAATAGAACCAAGTCCTCGTGTAGAAACACCAATGCGAACTCCACCTTCTAACAGGCCTCGAACGATATTACCTGTTGGTGTATTCAGCACTCTAGCTTTGCCAACAAAATCATTTCCAGACTTTTTCAATTCAGTGATCAGATGTGACGCTCGATCAGGATTGATCGAAGGAGACTGAGGATGAGATAGTTCACCAAGCGCTCGGGAAGTCTTAATATATTTTTCGTTGTACAGGTTGACTTCACGTTCGAGAATAGCTGTAGGATAAATCCGTCCATTACGATTCTTCTTTTCTGCCTGAGCAAAAACACCAGAAATATAAAGCTCTTTGTCTTTTGCTTCGACAAGAATTTCATTTGATTCATCAAACTCTGTAATAATAAACATTGAATTATGCTCCTAGAAATTTAGTTCTAATCTTATCGAGATCGGTGTCTTTTACGTCAGCCGCTTTCAGAATCCGAACAACAGCAACTTTCTGAGGATTCTTGATCTTAGCCAGCTTAGCTAAAACATCCATCACGGTTTCGTCATCATATTTCAACTTTCCCATGAGTTCGATAGCATCGGCATATTTGATAAGAAGGTCTTTGACCGATCCTTCGGTTATATATTCTGAAAATGAAATCATATTAAATCCTTTTGATGATGCGGCGACCAGTAGCAGTCTTACCAAGTTTGGCTTTACGCTTCGAAATCTTCTTCATTCGCTTGGCGTGGGCCGTCTTACGATAACGCTTTGCTTTAATCTTGATCTTGGAACGATTCTTTCGATAATTTTGTTTGTGTGCTAATTTATCAGCCGCCGAAGTATGAACACGTTTTGGTGCGGCCGCCTCGTCAATGTCATCTTCTTCGTCTTCAATATCGTAATCAATATCAGCATCATCTAATGCTGATAGAAATTCGTCAATTTTGTCTTCATCTTCATCAGTGATTTCAATTTCATCGTTGTCGTCAATATCATATTCAACACCAACAGAATCAGCAATCTTGATAATTGCTTTCATATCTTCGGGGTCGAATTCGATTTCTGATTCTTCGATCTCTTGTCCCATCATATCTTGTTTCAAATCGTCAATAGCTGCCACTGCTTTGTCGTGTAAAATTGTAGCAACCTGATCTGTAAAGTTACTGGCAGAATCAAAATTTAGTTCTTCCATTTATTGCTCCTCTGGGTATAGTCCGGCTTTCTTTTCTTCTGCCATCTTCTTATCTTCTTTTTCTATATCTTCATCAGTTTGCTGTAAAATTTCTCTACGAACAAAATCAATGGACATATATTTTCCTACATAATCCACTACGTTTGATAGTAATTCAACTCGTGCTGTTAGAATTTCCGCTTTCTTGTTCTCAGCAAAATCAGAATTAGAATTGAAATCAAATCGAATGTCTTGCTTAATATCTTCCCATTCGGCCTCTGTCATAACTTTCTTAATAATGACCTGAGTTTTGACAACATCTAAGAACAATTTAGAAAAACGTGTTCGTAACTTATTTATGAAAGAGTTGAATTTGATCTCGTCTCTTGATATTTCTGTTGCTCTACCAACAGCCATGATAGAATTATCAGTATCTAATCTTGAAGTTGGAATATGTAACGCTTTGTATAGCTTCTTTTGAAAGTATAAAATATCGGACAACTCACCTAAATCTTGTCCGCCTGGGAGCGTATCTATTTGTGTTCCACGACTGCCATCGACCCTTGGAAGATAAATATTTTCCAACATCGAAACTAGATGTTTACTGTCTTTCACTGAACCTGTGCGAGCATCATAAACCGTTTTATTTTTATGGGCATTGATAATCTTCCGCATATACTGATCGGCCCGGGCAGGGGGCAAATTGCCAACATCCACATAAAATACTCTGCGTTCTGGAGCACGCGCGATACGATACACCACAATCGAATCTTCTAATGATGTGAGCATATTATAAGGCTTGATTGCCTGATGAAGATATGATACAATATGTTTTCTATCGCTTGATCTCATTCCAGATGTTGAAACTAGAATTGATTCTGGATCAATTTTGACTGCTTTGTTTGTGCGAACTAGATCAGAAGGTTCCCAGAGATAATATTCTTCGACACCAGAAATAACATCGATGCCATTCTGATTGCGTTTCTTCTGAACTTCTTGAACTTTTTTGATTTCTGTTGGATTAATTGGACGTAGTTCTAAAATTCCAGATTTATTCTTGTCTGTAACTTTATGGAACAGGATTCTTCCGTCTATATACCATTGACGAAACAAATCATCTGCGCTTGAATTGAAATTTAATAATTTTAGAGCTTCTTCGAATTCTTCTGATATTTTCTTTTTGATATTTTCTGACAAGTCATCCACATCATCAAGATTGATAGAGACAGTCTTATCTCGTGTGTTTGAAACAATAGCCGCATCTACAATTTCTTCGATAGCAGAACCAACGTCAGAATTGTCGGACATAGTTCTATATGTTTTGATGGACGATTTTGTGAAAGTTTCTTTGTCGTCTTGCGAGAAACCAAAATTGACACCTGTTCTATTTGTTTCTGTTACGATATCTATTGTGGCATCATGATCAGTAGGCCCAACAAAAGACGGTGCTAACTTCTTTTCTTTCTTAGATGAGTTAAATCCAAATAATTCCATGTTTGTATTTAGCGTAATTCAAAGATTGTGTTTCCACAATCGTAAATTCTATAATAGCCATTACTTAACAAATTTTCTTCCTCTGTTTCACTTTCATTAAAATTCTCACATAATTTTGGTATTCCACGAATTAACATATCATCAAACGTAGATAATTTATAACCGCTTTTCGTGAATAATTCCTGCGGTTGAGTATTTCCTATTTTTGAAAACCCAAGACGAAGAAATTTATCATCATCGGCCCATCTTAAATTTTCATACACTACTATCGAACCCGGATAGTCTTTTCTAAAGCGATCAATCAACATTCTATTTCCATCAACAACGATTGAACCTATTTTGTTTGACAGTCTCAGCAATTCCCACTTGTAATTTTTGTTCTTAGCAGACAAGCAAAAGGAAACAACCGCTAATATTTCTTCATTTGCTTCCAGTGCGTAATTTATACTACTCTGTGCTTTCCCTGCTATGTCATTTTTTGTCAAAAACTTATTTGCTTTACTTTGTGATATGGGTTTCACTATCGTTGTCGACGCAGGAATCTTTGTTATTTCGTAGTCGAACGCTTTATTTATAACATCTTTCCATATATTTTTATGTCTTTTCAGTTCACAATCAAAAATATGAAATAGTCGGATTCCTAATTTTTCACACATATTCGTTTTTTCTACATGAGAATATCTGTTATTGTTTCTAAGTTCGCCGTGCCAGTATACCCCGTCAACTTCTATTGCTATCTCGTGTTTCTTGGAATAAATGTCCAATTCCTTTTTGCCAATTGTTCCTCTGTTTGATTGTTCTGTGTCAGGATCAATAGTCTTGACGTAGGCAAACATACAATCTTCTACTGCTGATGTTTGATGATTCTTGTTATAATATATTTTATGTATATCATATTTCTTGGCGTATGCTGACAACGATTCCCGTGTCATTCCCATAATAGCAGCGACCGTCTGCGGATTTTTATATTGTTCAAACAGTTCAATTAACGAATTTTTATTTTCAAGAATTATTGTATTTGCTGCGCCAAAACTTTTCACTCGAAGATTGTGAAAATATTCTATACTTTTCTTTCTTTGTTCTTCGGTCCTCCTTCTCTCTGTGTCTAATCTTTGTTCTATGTTTTCCGGTCTATCTCTCTTACTTTCTACTCCATATTTTTCTAAATTAGACTTTTTAAGATGTTCTGTATTGTATAATTTTATACATGCTGGCAACCCGCAATGAGGCAGAATGAAATTTTTTAATGTCCCTTTTTCTTTTGTTGCTCTTTCTCGATCACAATACTTACATTTTGGAATTTGTGATAGACCCAACTTGTATAGATGCAAATAAATTCTATTTGTTGCGTCTATATTGAAATTAGATTTCCAGTTATTGAATTCGTCAAATACACCATACTTTTTCATGGTTAAATCTACCGAAAAATTAGAAGACAATTTACCGTTGCTGTATGCCATTTCGACATATCTTTCAAGTGAAACTTTTCTTGCTTCTGATTCATCCTTCAGTCGTTCCATCTTTCTCTTGTGTGACAAAGCGTTTGAACATTTTTGAGAACATGACGGTTTAAATTTGGTGTGTTCTGGATTCAGCATTACGACATAATTGTCGCAAGATGAACACACTGGCTGTTTTATTTTGTTTACATAAACCCAATAACGATCAGAAAGCGTCAACTTGCCAACTAATTGAGAGGTTTTTTCTATGAGTATATTAGCATTGGCTTCATTTTTCTTGCTGTACAATCTTAATGTTGCTAGTTTTCCGTTAGGTAAAGGTACGTAGTCTATCCATTCTTTAAAGTTCATGCATCTATTTAGCAAAAACTAATTTTTGAATGAATAGACTACGTTACCGAAATTTATTACACTGTTCGCCTGTGAAGTTGGTAAGCTAAGGTTACGGAAAACTCACTGATTGTGTCATTTGACTCAAATGACAATTCTGTTTCCCCAATTTCCATCGGCCAGCAGCCTTCCAGAATATATTCGGCCAATACAGAGCTATCTGTTCCTAGTTGCTGAACTTTAGCATCGTGCATTGAACTAAACACCTGATTTGGGCCAACATTAAGCAATACGTCGTTGATTGTATTCTGCCAATCTTCCAACTGTTTCTTAATGAGCATAGAAGAATCGTTCATGATGGTCAAAGACCATTCAGAATACGTTCGATCTCCTGGGATTTTCAGTTTGCGCCCCATATACGGAACTTCGATTACACCCATAGTGGATGCCGGCAAATTTGCTGCCTTACAAACAAACTCTAGACTTTCGTCTAAAATGCCAGCCACCTCAACCCTGAACAGGGTCGGACGAGCAAAGTTTGCGATGTGACTTCGAAATGAATCTATACTTTGTGCCATTAGTTATATTCTCCTTAACCAATTACTTCTTTGAAACTTACGCCAGTGCGAACAGCAACAAAAGATAGTGAAATATTACGGATAGAACGTGAAGGCTTGATATAAATATCCGCTCTAAATTCTCCGCTGTCGATGACCTGAGGTGTGTTGTTTCGTTCATCAGCAACAACAGCAAAGTCATAAACACCTTGACGTCCTTTTACGTCGCGCAGGAAGGGAGAAACGCCGTTTACAAACCGCGAACGCGTGAAGGCCGTATTCAACTCGAACAATGAATACTTAGCCGCTGTAGCGATTGCTTTTTCAAGTACGATAAACAGTCGACGAACATTGATAGCATCGAAAGCACTTGGCTTGGTCTGCATTGTCTTATCGCCGAATAGTACGGTTCCTTGACCCTTGAAAGTTACAACAGGATTTACGTTGTTCTTGAACAGTAAATCACGTTCTGCTTTGTTTGGATTGAAAGCCAACTTGACAACATTCTTGATATTGCCGCGATTGAAACCTGCAGGTGAATACCAAGCGTCTGCTACATGATCAGTGAAAGCACATAGTCCGGCAATATCGCCGTTTAGTGGCAACCAGCGATAAACGTCATTATAACGATCATACTGATATTTGAAGTTACCATCCATTACGCCATAAGAAGATGATAGATTCAATGAACCGCCAACGGCACGCAATGCGGCGACATTTGCTGCGGCCGATACGTTATTTACAACATCAGAAGCGTTTGGTGATACGAAAGCCACGCAATCAAGACGTGTTTCTGCTACGTTCTGAATTACATATTTACCAACAATCGGGCCAGCGGCACCAGTGATCAGCAAATTGACATCTAGAACATCTGGATTGGAAAATAGTACCCAACCAGCTTCGTACTCACCAGCAGTAGGAACACCGGAATCTACACCACCGCTTAGAACATAGTGTTGGGCGGCCAAATTAGCATCCGCGCCAGTCATGATTGGTGAGTTTGTCCAAATATAAGATGATTGACGACCAACCAGATTGTCTACAAATGTTGAATTGCCTTGATAATCCTTAGCCGCAATGTTAGTATCTGCTAAAAAGTTTTCTACAGCAGCACCAGCTTTATACACAACTACCGCAATTTCTGTTCCGGTTGGAGCAAAGTCGAACATTGAGTTGCTATCCCAACCAGACACAATAGAAATAACCGATGTACCAGTACCAGAAGATGTAATCGTTTCATTGTCAGCAAATACGCCAGACGTTACTGTGATTTCTACTTCTGTTGCTGAAATCAGTCGAACAATCGTACCAACAGCACTAGACGTTCCGCCTGTTAAAGTATCAGCAAGAGCAAAGGCTGTGCCTGTTACAGCGCCGTGTACTAGACGTACATTGCTGAAAGTGGTCGCATCAGCAACATCTACTGTAATATCATTGCCGTAAACACCGGGATACTTGGCTACAATAGCTGAACCCCAACCATCTACAATGGCTGCGCCGTTCTTTGCTTCGAAATCTGTGAAATTTTTGACAACAGCAGTAGCGGAGGCATTATCAGACGCATTTCGTGCTAGCGCGTCTGTTACTCGAATAACCTGCAGATTACCAGAATACGCCAGAAAGTTTGCGGCAGAAAAGAAATCCCCAGCCGTTATATCGTTTGGAAGACCAAATCTCGAAACAAGATCATCTTCGCGTGTGACTAGCGTATGTTCGTCGACTGGCCCCCATACATAATTACCAACGATTGCGCCAATAGATGTTGCGACGGCCGGGATAGATGTAGTTAGGTCAATTTCTTTGACATTCACACTAGGGCTTAAACTTAGACCCATAATTTTTCTCCTTTAAAAATTTGCTTTATTTTATTTAGCTAAACGGCATTTTTGCTTTCATATAACAGCGCTAGACCACGCTGCCACTTCTCCAACGATGATATTTTCTGATTCGTCTAATCCGTCATCTATGAAAAATGCTGTTCCTATTTCATCTTCTAATTTTTTGATCTCTTGTCCATACGCATTAGTTGATAACGAAAAACTTTCTCTACAGTTTCCAAATTCTACCGTTTCTACAAACCAAGCAAACAGCACTAATCCCATCACTAGGTCATCATGAAACCCAGAATCCGCTTCGTATGAACTACCTTTCTGAATGAATCCGGTTAATTCTGTGATAGTGTTTTTATCGTTGACAATAAGAACATCTTTCTCTATAATATCTTTTAGATTAGAACAGCCTTTAGCTTTGACAGATTTAGTGGTTCTAACGCCAATGGATTTCTTTCCGTCTTTTGGCCTAATCCATACAACATTTGGATATTCTAAATCATAATGTAATTTTGTTGCTATGGATTCACCAATATCATTTGTTTCGACCAATATAGCAGCTTCGTTATATGTTCTAGCTATTGTCTGTATGATAGACGGATAAATCAAAGGCGAAATTGAATCATCATAATATGTAGCAACTTGTTTAAAAGGATAATCAGTCACATCAATTACCGAAAATGCTGAATTATCTAATCCCTTTCCTCGAGATACGTCTACAACAGTGACATAAGAATGACCCTTTTCTGGTTTCACATAAAATCTTAGAGCGTCACGAAATTCGATTGGGTCTAATATCGTCAGCGTTTGTAGTTTGGTAGAAGAAATTAGAGACAGAGAACTGCCGAACGGAATGTTGAGATGTTCTTGAGCGAACGCTTCTTCTGATGTATTGGCGATTGTTTGACGCTTCCATTCTTCGTCTCTTCTTGGGTCACATGTCCAGTCTGCTTCGTGCCAAGCAAATTCGTTCCTTCCATGTTTAGCATCTGTAAACAAATGATAAAAATGATTAAGTCCTTTCATTGTCGATACAAGGACAATTCTTGATTTTTTACCAGAAGAAATAGTAGGATATGTCGATGTGTAAAATTCTTCCCAAATATTAGAATCGAAAATTGCTACTTCGTCTATCATAAGAAAATTTATACTCATGCCACGTATCGACGAACCAGAAGAAGCAGAGCAAATTACTTTCGAACCATTTTCTAGAGAACAACTGCCTTTATTCCACTCGATAACTCCCTGTTGCAACCAACTAGGAAGTTTCTCATATGCTAGTTGAACTCTAGAGAAAATTTCTCTAGCCGTTGCCAGTTTGTTTGCTAATATGGCACACGTTTTATGATCGTTGAAAAGCATATAGTGTAGAATATCAATGGTTAGAGTTGTCGATTTTGATGTTTGTCGTCCACAACAGGCTATAACGAACCTATTGTCCTTGAGGGTGTTTAGAAACTTTTTTTGGTGTTCCCAAAGTTTTATTGTTATTAAACCATCATCTAATGATACAATTTTGAAATAATGCTCAGCAAAATATAAAACATCGTTTTTACATTTAATATATTCAGCGACTTGTTTCTTGGTAAATTTTACTTCTGTTCCCGCGGGCTTTAGATTTCTATTTCCAAGATATCCGGTTTTACTTGCCATCTTTTCCATCTTCGATCATCGCGTTCAATTCTTTTGTCGAACCTACGAAATAATCTTCTGACTTATCTTTCTTTTCTGATTCTACAGGAGCAATTTTTGTGGCGACTTCTGACAGAGAAAGCAAATCTTTCGATGCTCCAGATAATTGATTCAACAATGTAGCAACAACTTCATATGCTCTGGGATGACCGGATTCAGCAGCAGAGTTCATAACACCATTTAATGCTTCTACTCCAGTCTTGATAACTGTATTCAGGGTATCTCGAGCAAAATTATAATCATCAACGAAGTCTTGCTTTGTTGGTTCTTCTGTGTTAGACTTTCTTGTGGCCGGTTCTATCTGTACTCTAACGACAACATTTTCGTCTGGTTCAATATCGAAAGATTCTTCTATAGAATTCATGCTATTGTGGTACTGATCGTGTGTGGATCAGTGATTTTGGCGGTAAGCGGAACAACAGCAACACCAATCTGTTCTAGTTGCGTAGTCATAGATGGCTGTAAAAATGTTGTTGTAGTTTGCTTCGAAATACGGGCAGAATCAACAACCGGAGGATATAAGTTAGATTTAGCGGTCAATGCTAAATTCCATGTAATAATTCTATTTCCAGACAAGCCTTCTTCGTAATTATCTTCTGTTGTTACACCGTCTAATACGATTGGCACATCTTGAGAGAAATTCATCTGTGGAATCATATTCAAAGACAGGTTATACGATGGCGTGAACGTAGGCAATATTTGTTCGATCAATTGTAGGGAATCCTCAATTTCTCGAGTGTACACAATTACTTCGAACGCCAGATTGTATGGAATCGGTTGTAGTTGTGAAAATAGATTGTTTGGATTTGTTGTGCTTTGCGTTTGATTACGATTCAGCGCATTTTTCTGTCTGGTAGGATCATAGTCAAGACCTGTCATATAAAACGACATTCTGGGTAAAGTTGTTTCGAACAATCGATTGCCAGTAGCGTCCTGTTCGTGTAACTTAGACCAATATGCTTCCCGCGCCGCATAAGCTAGAGGAACTTTGATTGTTTGACCACCACCAACCAATTTTAGATTGTTGAACATTGCTCCAATGCCAACGACAACTTTTCTGATAGATGAGAAGTAATAAGGATTTCCACTTAACATTTAGATTCTCCTTATGCTTGACCGAAAGGATTTGTTTCACTGAAAGACATCACCGTATCTGCTTCTATCTGAATAGGAATATTAGCATCATTATAATTTGCTGGGACAGAAACTGTATCACCCACGGAATCTACGACCGTGTTATTCAATGCGTCTAGTTCTGGAATTCCAGTTGTGAAAGTTTCGCCAGAATATTCATATTTTTCACAGGTCATTTTGAACGATGGTAAAGTACCCATAGGATAAAACTGCGATTCATTCTGAACAAATTTGATTTCGAAAATACTCTTGGCGTTTTTGTAATAAAGTAAATCCCCCTCTATTGGAAGATATTTACCTGTAACAGTTCTAAATCTACGTTGTGCGAACTGGATGGATGCTTGATCTTTGATAGACAAGCCCAATCCAGATAACATATCGCCGTCACCTTCGAATGATTCTACACTTTCAAGATATCCTTCTATAGTGAACACTTGTGAAAAGGTAGATTGTGTTGACTCATGAAATAAAGGATCATCGTTGTTCATTGTTCTTGGAAGATAAACAAAATCTATTCCATTAAATTGAATTGACTCTGCCACTAGATCATGTATCAGATTTTGCTCTGCTGTGTTTGTTGCTAGATTTGTTTGAATGAACGGATTGATCATTTATTTACGCCCAAGTATCTACTGGCAAAGTCTGAAAGTCAAGCTGGAAGGATTCCATCAGTTTTTCTATTTCTTGTTCTGCTTCGTCGAAGATTGCCTGACCATTCAGCTCTACGCCGCCGGGCATTTGAATCCCGCTCATCTTCTTCAAATTGCTGCCCCATTGACGCTTTATCAAAGAAGTACAATATTTTTTCAGCCAACGATTATCATAAACTGAACTATTGCCCGGAGTGACAGTTTTATATCCATGAATGATCAAGGTTTTGTTAAGATATAGCACTGGCTGAAAGATGTTGAAATTTTCGGTTCCTGCCGTGGCTGTCCCTTCAATTTTTAGAATAATATCATTTGCTGATGTTGCGGGGAAAATCACTTCTAAAAATTCATCATTCCATAAAGTGCCGGGTACAATTGTTGAAGTTGCTACAATTCCATTGGCGTCTGATACTGTCATAGTAAGATTGCCCGCATATGTTCCTTTCGAGATTGGAATTATAGCAGTATATGTACCACGAACATATCGTTTTGTCGAAATTGTCTGTGACACAGAAAATAATCCAACGGCCGTAGAAGTGACCGAATATGCTTTGTTTGTACCATTTTGATCTAGTACGCCTGCTGTTGGGGCGCTGTTAGCATAAGTCCAGTTAGAAGTGGTTAGATCAATCGAATCTTTCAATAAATTAGCTGAACCAATACTATTCAGACGAAATCTTGGTCTTAGAATATGTGACGTGGCGTTATAATCAAAATTGTGATCTTGTTGTAGTAGGTTTTGAATCATATCCAAATGAGACATCTGAATATAATAGTTGCTAATTTGCCCGCCAATATTTCCACCATGCTTAGACATCACAGCGTTAAGATTCTGCATGAAGTGAAATTGAAAGTTGTCAAGATTATCAACACCAGAACCATTTCCAGATGGGCCAAGAATATCAATCATAGCGGAATATTCTGGCGGAATTGTCAGATAACCATTAAGAGAATCCTGATAAGAAACGGTTCGATGATACCATACTTCTTCAGTGCCGTCATAATGTCGTTCTGTGAAAAACTGAACCGCATCGGAAACTCGATCAATCGCCTGATCTAGTGATACTTCGATATTGACAACAGGGGCACCAAGATTTCGATAACAGTATTGAATTAGTTGGTCTTGAGTAGTAATAGCCATGTCTGTATTTAGCTAGAATACTGATGCGATAGAAAATATAACGTCTTTGTTTGTGTCGATTCCTGCGCCAATATGTAAATCCTTGATCACCGGAAGAATTTCCCCAAGATTATAACTGATGAATTCTATGCCAAAAATCAAATTTGAATTTGACAATATCAATGATGGAGAAAGAACTTGCCAGACTGGAAGTTGGCTTTTATACCCATAATTCATAAAGTTGAATTTCAAAAACGCGCCAGTTCGAAACCCGTTTGGCCCTATCAAACTGACACCACCAAGAGACAAAGTTGGATTCCACCACGACCAGAAATAGATTGAATTTTCTACTTCTGTAAAAACTGACTGATTCAAGTCCATATTGATCGGAAAGTTTTTGTTCTCCCAGCCTTTCAAATGTGCGGGTTTCGCGCTCAAAGCTACGGTATTATGAACACCGCCATCTTTATCTATAGTTCGAACAATTTGAGTTTTGAATTTTAGATTATATGCTTTAGCTGTCCATCTGTCATGTTTTGGTGAATATATAGCTACACCAATAGGCATGGTTTCGCCAGTTGTTCCATCTTTCCATTCTAATGTTTTCTTCTTTGTTTTATATCTATCAACAAGTTTTGAATGTTCGTTGTTTTTGCCAGCCCAATTACCTTTGACTTGAGCATATATTTCTGCTTTTGCTTTGATTACTTGTTTTGATACTTCTGCCGCTATTCTAGCATCTATTTCAGTTTTAGAAATAGAATGAACAATTTTTGTAGTGCCTTGTGCTACCCCTTCTGAAATCTTGTGTGCTGTAGTTCCATGTAATTGTGTTGTATTATGGGACGACGTATAATAAGCAAATCCAGCAAATACCAGCAAAGAAATCAAAATTATTTCTTTTAGAATTCCTAATATTTTCATTTTTTGTCCGTCCACGCTGATGCCCCAATATATGCCCCGATAATAGAAGCAAAGAATCCGAACATTGCTATTGCTACCGTGCCGACTTCTGATGCCGCTTTGATTCTTTCTGGATTGCCAAAGAAAAAGAATACCAATACAGCAATCATAATAGTCACAGCACAATAAAATGATTTCATAGCTAGACCTCTACGATGTTTCCATAAATCGACATCTTCTTTTGGTTCTTCCATTATAGATTAGCTTGAACCAAGAAATTCTTGATGTTAGAATTCCAAGTTGAAGTTCCTATTGTCACTGACGCTTGAATTTTCCAGTCGCCCGGAACAGTGAACAGAGTGGCATCAGAAATGATTTGAATTTTTCCATCTGTGCCGTCAGTGGTGTTTGCTGCCATATTATATAATATTCTCCTGTCATATTATTTAGCTTCGTACGATTTGATCAAAAATAATACTTGACATGTCAAATTGAATGTGTTAGCATTATGAAACATAGTCAGCAAGACGTGTAGAATGAACACTGTGACGTTTTTATAGGTAAGCCTTAGTGGTTATATCAAAAGAAAATTCAAACGCGTTAGAAACGATTTAATTCTTCACACAAAATGGGTGCCCCGGTGTTTCTTCTTTGATCATATGAGACATGAACATTATTCCAGAAACGAAAACTAGAACAATTCCAATCTCTGTTCCATACTCAATGAAGATCAATTCTTCCTCGTCCATAAAAAAAAGATTCTGTGCTATAAAATGAACAATAGAAAAGACCAATGACAAACAACCACCAACTAATCCGACGACCACCGCTTGTAGATGATCTGTAAAATGTTCTCGTATAACTAAATCAGGATAGCGAACAATGTCGTCATTCTTAGCTGTTTCGATGAATTTTAGTCCCTTTTTAATGTACATGAAACTAGCCACGCAGACTGTAGAATCTAAAAGCATCATTGAGATATCCATACTTTCACCCCCAATCCAACTAAACCGAGAATGAAAATCATTGTAACAAAAAACAACGATTTAATAAACTGCGCTTGATTGTCTGCTTTACGTTCTTCTTGTAGTTTCGTCGTAACATGTTGATGAACATGATCGCTGGGGCCGAAATCTGGAGGAAAATGTAGATACTCTTCGATATTTCGAATCCTCACATGATGGTCGTGATAGGCAGATTTTATCTGCGCCCATTCTTCTTTTGTAATTTCTTCGCTCAATTTTCAATCCTTGATAATTTGGTGAAGTTATTTAGTTATTTCAGTATCACCGCAGCGCGACCTGCTTTGATAAGTGACGCCGCTTCTAATGCCTTCACACCAGCAATCAGGGTTGGATTGTCCAGATGTACCTGTGTTGCTGCTTTCAACTTTTCCGCCCAAACTTCCATCGTTACATTGGTTTTAGCCGCTGTGAAAATGGCAGCCAATTCCGCATCAGTGAATAGGCTCATGAACTCCAGCTTGGAAATAGGTGGTCTAGGTAGCGGAGGTAATTTACCCCCAGGCCCAGCATTACGCGCTTTAGTCTCCGCCGCTGTCAGTGCTTTGGTACTGACTGTGGCGTTATCCGCGTTCAGATACGCCGTTTCCGGTGTGGTTGGCATGCCAGCGGTGACGACGACAAGATTAGATGGCATGCCTTTAGTAGAGCCTTCAATCGTGCCAGCCATGCGGCGTGTAGTTTTATCAAATAATAGTTTCATGTTGGCTCCTTATAATATGATGTAGGAAATGGTTACTGGGCCAATGTATGCCATAAATCCTAGTGATGTTTTGAACTCTACAGGTAAAGCTGGATTGAAACCGGTATATCCAATACTTGAGTGATTGACGTATATCAAACTGCTGTTATCCAACCCAGTAACACCAGTTAATAACCCCCTTGCCGCTACGATAGTCTGTTCGACCCGGGAGCGTTCCAGGTTGTGCCAACCCAAGAAAAAGTGGTTGATGCTGCCACTAACGCCGAAATAGCGGTTGCCGATGCTCTGATTGCATTCATGGCTGTAGTGCTGGCAGCCACCATCGTCATGCCTACTGCCGATCCAAACAAGATATTAAGCTGGTCTAAATCCGTGGTTGATGTGTTGGCTGCTGTGCCTACAGTATCTATCGTTTGTTGTGCCATGATTTATTTAGTCCTATTTCGACCGTAGTGTTCGTTTCACAATACCACCTGATTCACAGCGATAGCTGTAGTGGCTGCTGTAATGGCGGCTTTAGCCACCTGTAGCCGGGCGAACAGTGCTGACTTATGATCGGCAAAGGCTGTGGACAAGCCTTTGAGTAATACAATGTCTGCAGGGTGTGGTGTGTTAGCCGCGTCAATCCATGCGAAGCCTGCTGGTAGTGTCCAGCCATTACCTAGTGCCGTGAGCGTTTCTGCGAGCGTCTGTATCGACTGTGTATCCGACTGAAACAACGCACCCTGATATGACACGCCTGCATCAAGGGCTTTGCTGTGGGCATCAAGTATTGCAGACTTCTTGACCGCCTTGGCTAAAACTAGAACGGCTGGCTTGTCGCCTTCCACCCACTTCGTGCCGTTCCACTTAGGCTTGTGAAAACCCACTGGCTGGATGTAGGTAGAACTGGCAGGCAGCGTGTACGTCTTTGGTGCTGTAATGTTAGTTGATGCGTCAGCCGTGAGGAATGAATCCTCTGTGTAGAGCTTTGTTGTCGGGTCGTATTTATGGATTAGTTTCATGTTATGCCGCCTTAAAGATGAAAGATAGACCAACAAAAGCCCCGTTGCCTGTGAAAGTGATGATTTGCACTTCTCCAGTAACGACTATCTGAAACGACGCAACACCTCTGGACGAAGATACCGCCTGTGAGTATATGTTTACTGTTGGGCGCATCCCTACAGGGAGTGTGAATAGCGTAGTCCCTATTGTCAGTGTGCCTGCCCTTGCTAGACCCCGCCCTTGTACCATGCCCATAGAATCCTTCGCAATGCCTGCAGGCCATGATGTGTCGTAACTCGTCCACCCATTCACAAACGTAGGCGTAATCCACGTCAGAGCCTCATCCGTTGCCATCCTTACCCATGGTGTCCAGCCGCCGAGAGCATTAGATGATGTAAATACTGTGCCGTTTGGATAGCTAGTATTATTAAACGCCGTCATCCGTAAAGTGCGCCACTGGTTGATGGGCGTATCACTGGCATGCCTGATGACTTCAAGATGCCACCAGCCACTAGAAGGCGCATTAACAGGATTGAAAACATCGTAAACTACATTACTGACTAAAGCGTCAGACCAAGCATGTACGTCATAACCATCAGGCAGACTTACTGCCAACGCGCTCCATGTGCCATTAGCGCGTTTGGTTGCTTCATTGCGGCCTATGGCTACTTGGGCGGCTGCGCCTGCTTGGGGTCGGGCAACCTCGTTGTTTGCGTCTGTGCCGGCGTAGCCACCACCTACATTTTTATTCGCTGTGTTTTCTTTCGCATTAAGGGCAGTTTGTGTAGCTGCGGATATAGGTTTTCCTGCGTCTGTAGTGTTGTCGACATTAGATAATCCCACATCGGCGGAAGTTAGAACAACAACTCCAGTTTTGCCCGCCACACTTTGAACTGGAACTGTAGGTATTGGAAGTAGTTCCCAATCAGACAAAACAGTCGAATTCAACCCACGAAGGATATAGGTGTTCGAATTATCTGTTCGGATAGCTACGTCACCAGTCTGCGCAGTCAAAGCGAGCATAGCGGCTTGAGAAGCGACCACCGTTGTATTTGTAATTGCTATTGGAGGCAGCAAAGATGATGGAATATTTGGAAGATTCGAAACAGGAACTAACGACGAAGCGTCTAAAGGTGCTGTTCCGTTTGGCGCGCCTTTTTGTCCATACAATTCTGTAAAATTGGCGTTGATTTTCTGCCCACCCGTTTGGATGGTGTCTGTGTTGCCTACAGTATCTATCGTTTGTTGTGCCATGATTTATTTAGTCCCGCTGCGAACTCTTGTTTTCTTTGTCTCAAGGACATCGATTCGCTCTTCCAGTTCACGAATTTTATTCATCATAGTTTCCATCTGATGCCCCATAGAAACTTTCTCTTTTGAATTTTCGATCTCTTTCAGTCTAGCATGATATGCTGATGTGTTCGAGGAAACTAAGCCTGAGCCTGTTCTGATCATGTTGCTGCCACCGCCCTTAGATTTTGCGCTGTAGGAGTAACAGCGTCATTCGTACTTGTCAAGACAATTTTCACAGCAAATTTATCGAATGGTTGTTCGATAATACTATCTGGAATTAGAGTATATGTGAAAAAGTTAGAACCTGGATCAATTCCGGCAGGCAATGTTTTTGTTCTTGTCATTGGTCGCCAAGTTATCGTATTGTTGGTAATCATTGCGCTAGTGGTTGAAATTGATGGAATTTCTACCCAATCAATCGAATTCGTTGTGGGCGCCGCTGTTGTTGTGTTCAATGCTTTCCACATAGCGTTATTATAGAATACATAACTTCCTATTGTATGACTTCCAGCAACCCAATCTATAACATTAGTCAATCCAGCAACATTGGTATAGAATACTTTATCCACAGCAGCATACGTTGTCGAAGATGCTGGCGATACAAACATATCAATATTACTGATGTTTGTGGCGAAAGTATCAATGCTAGTTATTTTTGTTGGAACAAATCCGCCAACATTAGTCACACTTCCAGTAGTTGTTTGCCTGTGATATACAAAACAATCTAAGCCAATCAAACCAAGATCAATTGCGCTATAACTCAAAGAATCATTAGTCGCGCTCATAGGAACTTGAGGAGTCTGCGTACTGAACGAAACGTCAATCTTCGATCCTGCTGGTTCGAGCAAATCTATCATAACTCTGAAATCGAGTGCTGGATTTTGTAATTGAACAGTTTTTGAAATATACGTTCCACCAACATGATTAACGTCATAAACATTGTATGAAGTGGCATATCCGGTTCTATTCAAATCTATCATTGGCGATAACCAACTACTATTCGTCGTCATCGTTGCTCGAACGCTGAATGGTTTGTTGCCGGCGGCAGTCGACAATGTTAGCGTTGTAGGACTATAAATTTTGGATATATTTTCAAACGGAAGCCATGTAGTTCCATTATCTAATGAATAATCATACGCTACATTGGTGCCGTCAACGATCAGGGATTCGAGTTTTGGCTGAAGTCTGCTAGCTTTCATGCCTTCATTTCCGTTACCTGTTGCAACAGACATATCCTCTGTGTCGAAGTACATAGACCCAGCGGCAGTATTAAATTCACAACGATGAATGACGAATTTCAAATCCGAACTTTGATCTTCTGTCCAAGTTGAAGAGTTTTGTGATTTGAACATAACACCCAAATATGGTTGTTTAGACGTAGCTAGACCGCCTCTATTTGTTTCTGTTTGACCTGCTAGATTCAACAAAGTGGGCTCACCCTGTTTCGCATACCAAACATGATAGTTATTACTGTTTGATGTGATTACAACGGCATATTCTACGTTTGCTTCGAGATAAACAGGGGCTTGAAATTTGAAATTCGTTGCTACGAAACCATTTGTAGATGTGTTCACTTGAGCCGGGTTCAAAGAAACATCAGATAATGGAATTATATTTTGCGTTGGAACTCCAGAACTTGTCGGAACCAAGAAAATTCTTACCGGCAAATCTGTTGCTTTTGTAGAGAAAAACAAATCTATACTTGTGACATACACACCCGCCTCTCCGTTTGGTGTAACTGGCAAGAAACTTTCTGCGATTGGGTCAAGCCAAACAGTGGCATGCTTTTCTTTTGTTGTGACTTTCGTGGAGGTTGTGTTGACTGTTCTACTTCCGCGAATTGTAGTTGTCGTTATCAAACGATGTTGTAAAGTTCCCTGCGCGAAATAATCCGCGCTGGCATCGGTTGTAGCAACCGCATCATAGAATTTCAAAGTTTTGGTTCCAGTCAAGAATTGTCCCGAAGGAATAGTAAATACGCCAGAACAGCCACCATGTGGATCTGCGACAAGATTCGAACAGTGAGAAGTAACATCGATACCGTCAAAAGAAGAAATTAATGTCTGATTTGGACGCATTCCACTAAGCGTATAATGTACAGCACGGGAACGCATATAAGGAATAGCCGAAGTTGATACAAGGCTATCCGTGGTTGTCGTATAAGAAGTTGGAACAACAGTTACCGTATTAGCAGTAGTTGTTGTCGTTCTATTGCGCTTAAATTGAAGGGCGACCCAACCCTGCGTTTGTGTTTCGCCATTAAATGCTTGTTTGACACTTTTCTGGCTCATCGCGACGCCAGTGGCGTGAGGTATACCTAAAGCCCGCCTTGCCTGTATCTGTGCTGAAATTCCGGCCAGGACTCCTGGGTCTTTTGTATGGTTGTATGGATTATACACCATAGAATACTTGTCCCGAATAGAAACATGCGTAGACGTTGAACTCGATGCCTGAACAACTGCGCCTTGAACATTGTTGCTAGTTGGCAAATATGTAGTGTCTACCCAAATATCAGATGAAGGGTTGATTGCTGCCTGACCATGCCACACAACAGCGGCGTAAGGATTTACGTTTATGGTATTCGAATTAAATTTTTGTGAAATAAACTCAACTTCTACATATCCAAGAGAAACGGTATCTGCGCTCAATGCTGGAACGGTTAGATTTTTCTGCTCTGCTATGTTTGTTCGATTCAATGTTCGAGCATTCAGAGCATTAAAGTTTTCTGACTGTTTTGCCATTAGCCCGCCCAGCGGGTCAATAGTGGCATTGTAATTAGGGTCGGTGGTGTTGCCGTTCGCGTGAGAAGAAAAATCATCAACAAAAATACCATTTTTGTAACGATTCAGGCCTCTAGCATCAGTAATTGACATAGACTGCGCCGTTTTCTCTAACAGCGTCAAGGATGTATAATCTTCCACATTTTTCAATCTTGCTTCCAATCGGGCAATGTCGGCCATCGTATAACGAGTGTTGTTGAATCCAACATAGCTAACATCTGAAAAAGAGTGCGTGTATGGAGGAATACTAAACATAGCAATTTCCATCGACCCCGGAATAGAAGTAGGTTCTTTCGGACTTTCTGATGGAATACCCGATAAAACATTGAAGTTTCCACGTGAGTCCATGTAAACTTTGTCTATTCTGCCAATATAATAATCGTAATTGATCTGTAAATTTTGTGATTCTGCTCGAATTTTATCAGAATTACCAGCATTGGCAACTGTCATACGAGTGTCAATACAATTGATCAATTTATAACTAGATGTGCCATTAGCATAATCACCAATTCGTGAATATAAATCAGTGAACCCTGTAACACTATCCAAGTTGGCTGGCAAACTCATATACGAATCAACTGAGAAATAATCACCAGTAGTCGTGTGATCGAAATGATCTACTGTGATTCGATAAGACGTATTCGCGGTTAGCCCCGTAACGGAACCAAAATCATAGAACCAATTTCGTTGCCCGTTATCAGTAACATACGACGCACTAGGAACGACAACAGGACTGGCCGGAACAGTCATATCCTCAACACTTACAAAATTGATAATATCATAGGCGGTCAGAAGTTTTACTGTACCATTAACGTCTGATGTGATAGTCTCTTGAGTTCCTTTCACTACATTTTTTAGTCTGGCTGTTGTTGCAGATTTATACATCGGGACAATGGCAGATATGGCACCTTGTGCTGCTACTGTTGCGATTGTCATAGTGGAAATTCCACCGTTAGTATTGATCACACTAGAAATGCTGTAGTCTGTCCCCAAAACAAGTTCCACACCTGTTGAATTGGTAAGAGCATATACGCCACCATTGACGTAAAAATCTGTAGACGTGTTTGGAGCCGGCAATATATACGTCATTGAGCCTGTCGTAGTTTCCGCAACAGCGGAGAAGGTTTTTACCACATCATAACTTACACTAGCTGCGGGAATGGATTTAATGTTATTGTAGCTAGAAGTACCATAAACATCAACAATAGCGTCAGAATGATTAGTAATAGAATATACGGCTTTATTGTTTTTTATAATTACGTTAGCTTTCGCTCCGCTTGTAGTGCCAACAAATGACGAAACGCTAGAAAACGATGAAATAAAATTGTCATAATTTTGAATATATACACGCAAATCCCCAAAAGTATTTCGAACAACAGACAAAACCTTGGCTGTACCTAAAACGGTTCCTGTTCCGCCCACACCATTGTAGAAAGTTAGAGTCTCTTCATTATCAACATCAAATGCGCCAGTGAAATTCAAAACATCAAAATACGCGCCAGCGCCAAAATACAACTGTTGATTTGTTGCTGTAGAAAAATCTCTGGATTTGGGAATTTCTAATGTTTTGGTGAATTGATTGTTTAGTTCATATCCATTCACGAAAGCAGATCCTTCGCCAATATCAACTGAGAAATTTGCTGGATTTGTAGATGCTTTTGTCGTCACTCTATAAGGGCGAACGACATAATTACCGGATTCGAGCGAAGTTCTGCGCGCCAGCAAATCTAAAATGTCAGAATATTTTACATTTTGAATAAGATCGGAAAGAACCGCTCCATTTTTGATCAACATAGTTTTTCTGAAATTGTTTGGTGTGATAGAAGTTTCTATTCCGGCCACGTCCCGCAATACTTCATAAGCCGAAAGTGTTATAGATTCGGAAAGTCTATCCGCGCCGGGCGCATTGAAGTTCAAAGAACCAGAAGCATTATCAACAAGAGTCGAATCCTGTGTAGAATCTACGGTATGCTCGTTTACTACATATCCAACATTAAATTCTTTCGTTGCCATTGTAGTAGAACTATCAACCACAATGTTTTGCGCTGGAACTGTGACAAATTTACTATTGACAAAAACAATACCAGCATCGATGTGTGCTACCATTGAATAATGTGTAGATGCTACAGTGAAAGTGTTAGCTGACGTTGCTCCAGTGATAGCATCTAAAAATCTGAATACTGTACCTGTAGCAAAAGAGCCACCTTTAATATCAAGCAAAATCGCATTCTGTGCTGTATCAACATCTGTGACGATTGCTTGAGTTGATGCGGTCGTATCATCTTGAATAGTCAATCCGAGTAATGTGTTGACATCTACTGCGGCATGGTTAGAATCTGTAGTGTTCAAAACTAACGTCATCTTATTTGTTTTGATTGAAGTGGTGGCACCAACAACTCTCGAATTTTCTTTGAATATGGTAGAAGCCATAGAGGAAATCTGATTTTGAAGAATGGTCTGAGCCTGAGTCAATTCGCGCGCTTGAACTGCTCTGCCTGGGCGAAACAACACACGCAAAAAGTTTTTGTTTGCGTTAAAATCGTCAAAATATGGTGAACTGTTATAAGATGGCATCTATTAAATCTCCGTTGTATTATTTAGCGCACAAATCAAAATTCAATAACAGTGTACATTTCTTCGTTTTGGCCGAAGGTTCTTGTGATCGGCGAACGATTGTCTATGTAAAGAATATCACCACTATACAAAGTCCATTCTGGAAAGGTTGGATCTACAGGCTTAGTGTAATCAACAGCGGAAGCTAGAGTCACACCATCAGAGGCTAATGGGTTTGATATGATAGTCACTTGACGATATGTGATATTTGTGTTCAAAGCAATGTCAGAAATCGAACCTCTGACAAGACAGGCATTACAGTCCAAAGTTTTCGCCGCATGAATGTCCCCAGAACTTGTTTGAAGTGTACTGATATGATCAGCATAGTTGACGGGCAACCAGTTTGTAGATAGCAAGGTAGACGAGTCATAAATGGACAAATCATATAAAAATTTCCAAGTATATCCATCGGAGGTGTTCACGATACCCGTTCCTGTAGGTTCATTCACTGATAGTGGAGGATTGGCGTAGGTACTACCTGTAAGGTCTTTACTTTCACACATATAAACTTCTGCATTTGACGTTACGACATAAAAGTTTGTTGCTTGCGTATTGGCAATAGCTAAATCTTTGGTCACATATTCAGTGCCGACAGTCCATGTTTTGCGAGGAACTACCGGAACAATATCTTTCGGGTCAACTTTATGAGCGCCTTCTAAGGCATCGTATGCGGCGGTTTCTTCGCTAGTAGCAACTAAAGCGGCAGGCGGATTAACTTCATTTGTCCACGGCGTCGATCTTCCTATGCCATAATATAAAACATTTGAAGTTTTGTAGAAATCTACAAAATGAACTGCTTGATTTGTTTTGTTTGATTTTGTTATAATAGCTGGCATGATTGATTACCTTATGATTGTATTACTGGAAAATAATTGTGCGTTGTTTGACCAAGACACATATCCCGGTTGGGGTGTATGATTGTTGAATCTCAAAGTAGAAGCGACGATGGGCAAATTCGAAATAACAACATTATTTGCGACAATAATAAGACTCTTGACATATTGCGTCAACATAGTCAATAAATAATTACTTGTTGTGACACTCGGATTCACAGAAGCAGAATTAGATATTGCTACCTTGGCAAACATCTTTCTACCTGCTG